TCCCCTTCCTCGGTGGTGGTAGCGCCTGCCCCCATTATTGTTTCGTGCATCTGGATAGAAGCACGGTTCGACCCCGAGTAAGAAGTTGGATCGATCTTGAGAGTCACGCCGTATTGCGTGGTTTGTCCACCAATGTGCACCGGATAGGCCGGCTCTTCGACGTTGATACCAACCATACGTTCAATCGGTAGGCGGTTGATTCGTCCCAAAATAACGATTTCTTCAAGCCTGCTATTAAGAAACGCGCAAATTACCCGATCGTCCTTAACGTATGGATTCGTTTCCGGCCCCCTCACCACGGGGGTGTAGTCGAAAGTCACTCCAAGTTCTTGAATGCTGACTCTGACAGCACCCACGTTGCCCCTGTAGCCCCTGAGGGGGTCTTCCTTCCCCACCTCGAGAACCACGCCCACATAGAGGCCGCCGGGCGGGATGACGTCACTCGAACCGCCAGCGGTGCTGTAGAAACTCATGGTCGTGTAGCGCTTGTCATGCCCTCTAGGGCGTATTCTCGGATATAACCTTCGGCTCGTTCGGGTGACCTGAAGTTCACACTGACCGAATCGCTACTCATTTGCGTGTAGTCGACTCTGTCGATCAGGAAGAACCCACCCAATCCATCGATTGGTGCCCCTGTGTCATCTTTCAAAGTTAAATGTATGGTCATACCTGGGCGCAGCGAGGTTCCGTTTGCCCTATCCACCTGCATGCTCCCGGTGACCTCTAGCGGATCATTGTCTGACCTTCTGATATTTGGAATTTGGTGTAGTTGAATCAGGTGATGCGCTGGACTCGGCCACTCCGCCGGAACGTATGTGAACTCTCTCAATTCGCGCTGGCTTGTCTTCGGATTCATCCAACCACCTGTTGCGGTTTCTGTACCCCACTTGCCCAACAGCCACGCTTGTGAGCAGAAAAAGAAATAACCATTGGCTTCGAATGCCACATAGTTGGTTCTCTGTTTAGCATCACTTTCGTCGCCCTTAGCAGAACCCTTCAACCTGGCGATTACATCCCATGTAGATTCCCCACGCTCTTCCCCGTATTTGAACTGTTTGATATCACCAAAATTGCCAAAGTGTGCATGGCCCTCGTTTGAATACTGGATGACCGGAATCAAACCAAATTCTTCAGCCGTTCTTTTTACATATCCCGTAGCAGCATTGTCAACATATTCTTTAGTTCTACTACGATCGCGTTTCATCTGCTGGATGGCCTTCGTTCGTAACTGAAGTTCCCAGACAGGACTTGCGGCTGGACCCTGGTTGACGCCGGCAGAAGCAATCTCCATCAACTGTTGGACATGCTGCTTGGATCCCCCCTGGTAGGAATACTCGCTGAACCCGTGAACCGTGTCAGACGTCCACCAAACATCACGAGTGACCCAGAAGTAATTTCGGCGGGCCATTTCAAAGTTGCGATCCAACACGGAAACAGTAATTTCTGTTGCCATGTCCATGGAATAACTGACACTCGTGGTCAGAATTGCGTCATCTATGACGGAGTCGATATCCCCCTCCGTCCAGGTCAGACCCGGGCCTCTCTGCTGTCGAGTTTTCATTTGTTAGCGTGGGCGTGGGGGGTAGAAGCCGGTAGGAGTGCAACCATCGCCGGCGTCAATGATGGTACTTTCCTGACCAGCGACTTTATGGTAGTCACTAAGGTCGGATATGTTGTCCGTAAACAAGCCCAGGCACTCACCAGTATCGTCAGGGGCGCTGACATCGACGTCTTCCGTAAATCCCGGCACCGGGAATCTGGCCAAACGGATTTCCTCTACCGGAATCTCCTGTAATGTGAGTTTGACCTGAGCAGCCGTGATTTCCTTATCGCCGGCCCGCATGGTGCGTCGCAAGGAACCCAACGAAAGGTCGGCAATCACGAACTCGAGAGGCTTTCCTGTCTGCTCTGCCCGCCTCATTGATATCCTCAATAGGGAATCCATGCCATACACTGATATCGGATAAGGGCGCTGTGCCATTCTCCGAAGTTTTTCTAGTTCCTCATGGACGCTTTGGAAGATTCCGTCGCCACGTTCGGCAATGAGAAACTCCATGGTGGCCTTCATCAGGTGCCACCGACTCCATTCCACGGCAGGCATGTCTGCCGCACGCGGAATCTCAGTCCACTCCGATCCCAAACCTGAATACTGGATGTCCTGCGGTATGTAAGGGAAGTGAAATACTTCCACCTGAGGGATCATCCTTTCATTAACGGTAGGACGATTCGGATCCCTTGCTCCAAACCGACTGTCGACACGCCCCTTTGGATAGGACGAGTGGTACTGCACCAACTGGGGCCTCAGGTCAGGAATCAACGATGGGTCAGGTCTGAGGTAACCGAATGGAGCCTTGACCGTAATAACGGTTGCCGCCTTAACGGGAGCGAGTTCAGGAACCGACTCGTCCGGCAGAGGAACAGAGCCGGTGCCTGGCCCGACCCTTTTTCCCCGTTCTGGAGAAAATTGGTCAGGTAGCGTCAATCTGCCCCTAGCCATAAACCAGTCGGTCTGCCCACTGGTGAAGCCTCTATCAAGCAACCTTTGCTTAATAGAATTAGTAATAATCCCACCACGCATCCAAGCCGAATTGTCACTCTGCGACGCACGCTCCCTCAGAACGGCATCAGCAACAATCTGCATTTTGGGCATCAGCGAGTTGTAATACGAATCTAAGTAGTTCCCCACGTTCAATGCGGCCTCATAGATTTCAGTCGAGGCCCGGGCGGCTGAACCCTTCCGGCCAGTCCCAGTGCTACGACTTCCACCAAGATGCCCTCGTCGACCCGCTGCCTCGCCACTCAGTTCTGCATACCGTGGATCATTCGGATCAACCCCCCTATTGACCATCTCCATCCAAGTCATCTCACTATTGATACTTTTGATGACGTACTGGCCTGGATACCATCTAAATTGAACGGGAGTGGTTTCATCCCACTGATCACCAACCTGATAAACCAGAAGTCTTTGCGTATCCGCAGACAACAACAGGTTTCCATCTTCAGTCAAGCGATTCCATAGAGGAACCCGATACAAGATATTGTCAAGTTCCACCACCCCAACCCGCTCAGTCATGATATGAGTAACGTCATTCCATATAACCTGCGGATTGAAGTCATTAGGTGAAAGCCGGGTAATCATCGTGTCGATGGGCCATGCCGTGTAACTGTCAGTCTCGATGGTTGACGTATCTTCGTAGGTACCCAGGTACGCCATCAGGCCCTCTCCCTACGATTTCGTGAAGTCCGTTCGATCTCGTCCATCACCAATCTTGCCACTTCTTGAGGATGCGCATTAGGACCACCCTCAACGTTGATGTTGTAGTTGTAGGTGCTCCCTCCGCCACCTACTGGACCCGCCGTGTCCCCCTGTGCATTCGGAACCATGTGGAGGTGCCTGCCGCTACCCGAGCCATGGAACTCAGCAAATCCACCATTGGCCTGAGTGAGGCTTTGTAGCCCATTCAGGTTCGAACCGACTACATCGAGGGCGCGCCCCATGACGTGATCGGAGTTGATTGAACCCAACGCGTAGTTTCGATAACCGGATGTGATCATGCGTGTGCCCGGCAACTGACCGTTGAGCATGTTGTATTTGTTCATGGTGCTTCCAAGCGTGGAGCCAACGTCTCCGATGGGCCTCTTAGTGTCGCCAGGGCTCAACTCTTGAATCACCAAGTCCATGGCGTCCTTGATTACTGCGCTGGTGTCTGCGAGAGACTGAGCAGCGGTACCCAATTTTTCTTCGGCGGTTGGCCCCATGATGCCAACCATGGCGCCCTCTAGACCCAGGGCTCTGAGCGTGTTTTCGATGTGCTGGCGCTGCGCGTCTTGCATTTGTCCAGACGCCCCCTCAGTAATGTTTAGTGCCGGACTCTGTAGGAATGCCCGTAGCGCTTCCTGATCGACACCCGCCAGGTCTTGTCCGCTTACTCCGCTCAGGCGGAAACCGGCTGCTGCGAGATTGCCGCCACTGAACTCCTGAAGCGTCCGTTCCAACGTTTCTGTGTGCACCTGTAGGGCATTATCGACCATGCGCTGAAGCATGGGATTATCCATCATGTCCTGCTGGCCATACAAGGGTCCGGTGGGATCCGTGAATGCGACCCCTTCGGGACCGAACTGCCTGAGGAATTCGTTCGCGGCCCAGTCGTTGCCGCCGTAATCGATCATGTCCCCCATCATTCCCGACAGGAACTGGACAACCGATTCCACTGTCCGGGTCTCGGCCGTCAGGCCCTCTTCCCTGAAGGCGCGCGCCCGTTCATTCATCGCGCTAGGCGCTGCTGCGGCCTTCTCAATGCTTTGAAGGGGATTGAAGATCACATCCGCAATAAAGTTGCCCCACACAGATTCCATCGATGCTTGCGTAATGTTCATCTGCCGGGCCATGTCCCGGGTCATCTCGGTCATGTTGCCAAAAGCGTCGTATAGATTAACTCCGGCTGCCTCAGCGAGTTCTCTGGCTCGTTGCTCACTTATGCCGAACGTGTCACTTAGGTCATCAATACGATTCTGGTACTTGTCTATAACATTCGTGCGTGCATCAAGTTGAGTTTTCATTTCCTTTGAATACTCGTTCATGAATTCTATGGGGTTCTTGGCAGCCTCTTCGATCTGTTTCCCAGTCAGTTCGATCCCATATTTACCAGGATCTTTAAGTACGTCGTTAACCACCATTGCAGCCACTTTTGACTGGTGCTTCGGCTGCATGGTCTCAAAATCCATTGTGTTAACGGGAGTGAACGTTCCGTCTCCGTTGTCTCTCATGGGAGTGCCACCCCTGTTGACAATTCCCGGACCGAGACCCTGATCCCCCATGGCGCCCTTCATCCTGTCGAGCAGCCGTCTTTGCTTATCCAGTCCGTATCCCTTTCGCACGCGTTCCGCAGTCATTCCCACGCGTCCAAATTCTGCAATAACCTGGTTGAGACCCTCAGTCATCGAATCGACTACTTGTTTGGCCGCCTCCTTTGCCGACTCTCTGACCCTTCTCTTCTCTGCTCCGAACTTGTTCAAGGCGCCCATGACACCGCCCATGACGCCACCCAAAACGGCACCGACCTGGGCACCCACAATGGGATTGACCAATGAACCAAGAGCAGCGCCACCCATTGCACCGGCACCTACTCCGCCGACAATGCTTTCTGCCTGCATTGCAGCACCGAGACCGCCCACGGCGAGCCCGCCACGCGCGTTGAACATGCCCACCATGGAGCCGAGACCGAATGCCCCTTTCATCTCTTCTGGGCCATATTGTGCTGCCAAGCCCAGACCCAGACCAGTGCCCATCCTTCCGCCGAACCCCTTATCAAGGCCCGACAGTCGTTGCCCGATGGTCGATGCCCGCGCTCCAGCGTTTGCTGCTCCCCAGCGTCCAAATCGACCCTTGGGGCCCGTTTGGCCTGGAGCCGTCCTGCCGGCTGTCCTCTCCGCCTTAGACGCTGCCATGTCTCCTTTCCAAGACTTGAGGCCACCCGTAGCAGCGTCGCCAGCAGCGCCAGCACCGCCCATCGGCATGGGCATCATCTTGTACTGGCCACCACCGGTGTGCTGAAAATACTTACCCGGGACTTGAAGGCCACTGGGATGCTGAAGTCGCCCTCCGGGAGGCAAGGGGCCGTGACCACCACCACCAGCAGCAGCACCACCGCCGTAGAACGCAGCGCCCGAACCGGCAGCCGATGAACTGATCTGCCCCTTCTGAGTGATGCCGCTCACAGCAGCACCACCAATTGATACAGGTCCGTTAGCGGTCACGTTCATCGACTGCGTGGTCATGGGCTGTCCGAGCCAACCACCCTTGTTTGACCTCATCTGACGGCCAGCCAACTGGAGGCCCATCAGCATCATGAACGGACCCAACGCGCCACCAAGACCACCAACAACCTTGCTGATGCCCCGAAGGCCACTTTCTATATTGCCGATAATGCCGGCAAGACCCCTCATGATCTTCATGAAGAACGGCATCGAGTCGATCATCAGTTCCTTGAAGAAGGACTGCAAAGAAAGGAACGCCGTCAACAACTCGCCGAGCGCATCGCCGAACTCCAGGAATACGTCCCTGTTGGACTGGAGCAAATTATTGAACGATCCGAAAGTGTCGCTAAAATATTCGCCAAGAGGACGAAGGATGTTCATGAACATGTCTTCCAGGACTTCCGCGCCCTTCAGCAACGGCCTTAGCCCAATAATTACCCTGTCCCACCCCGCCCCGAAGCGTTCCCACCATCCGCCGATACGGCCAAACATGCCTGTTGCCAGCGGTAGCCAGTGGTGGATGAGTCTGGTCATCCCGCTTTCCAATTTCTCCGCTGCCGCCACCATGACATCGACAAACGAGCCGGCACCAAACGCGCCGATGTCGCCTCGGATGCGGAACATCAGGCGACGAAGAATGTGGGATACCTCTTCTAGGCCGTCCTTCAGTGGGGCCATGAACGTGTCACCAAGATCCGCAAAATCGGTTCTAAGTACCGCAAATGTCGCTTTAAACCTAGATATCAAGGTGTCGTTTACATTGTCCCATTGACCGGCAACGCCCCCAGCAATAGCCAACTCTCCTGAGGTGATTGCTTTCCTCAGTTCAGCAGCGTTCTTAAACTGGCCCTCTTTCAGCGCCTTCTCCATCGCTGGGCCCATAGCCTTTGCGGACTGTATGATTTCGCTCCAAGTTGAATCAACATCCTGCAGCACCCCGATAAATTCACCAGCAGACTTAATACCCTTGTCGAGTGGCTGACCGGCAGAAGCAAAATCCATCAAGTCGGTCAACAGGCGTTGCGACCCAGAGGTGAACGTGGACTTCTGATTCACTGCGGCAAATGCAGCGTTGAGGTTCGCCATGCCGGCAGCAGCGAGGTTGGCGTCCGTGTGGAGACTCCGCACTACAGCGCGGACGCTGCTGATGTTCGAACCAAGTTCTTTGAACCCCAGATTGAGGCCTTGGTAGCCGAACATCGCGGTCTGTTGTTCCCGAAGGGCGGCAGACAGGGCAGCGAGAGCGGCTGTTGCCCCAGCGGCGGCAGCAGCGACCATCTTGATCGCGCCGTGGTAACCCTTCATCAACCATCTGCCAATGCCAAACAGGCCGTGCAGACCAATCATTGCGGCGGACATCAGGGCAAATTCGCCAATGAACAATTTGGCGGACATCGAAATGGTTTTGGTAATGACCGTGCCGAAGCCTCTGATCATTTTGTGGAAATCGTCGAAAACGCGCTTAAACTTTTGAGTGGACTGCGTTAGATTCTTTTCGAGTTTGCCAGAGGACAGACCCAACTTGGACAGTTTCCTGTCCGCAGCAGCCGCAGCAGCAGTGATGCCAATGAGATCGCGCTTTGCCTTGCGCATCTCTCGTTCGCCAGTATATCTGGCTCTGACTTTAAGGTCAGCAGTTTCATCGGCCATAAGTGCTCCACCACTTTAGACCGATCAATCAGGGGCGATTTGACTCCCGTTCGCGTTCCTGTTTGGCGCGGTCATCCTGTATAACTTTAGCACAGGCCATCAAAATCAGCCATTCGTCCTCATCACTTTTGAGGAGTTCTATGGGGCTGGTATGAAAGACTTCAGATAGACGGGCTGCCGAAACGACGTAGTTATTTTCTACTAAATTGTCGAAGACAGATTCGTAGGGTCCACCGTTTCGACCGTGTCGGAATACCCGGCAGCCTCCAATACGGCCAGTGCCGCTGCCTCGATGTGAGGATCAGTGCCAAAGAATGACCTGACAGCGTCAGGGACCGGACGCGTCTCTCCAGTCATCTGGAGAATGTCGGCATGAGCGAAGTTCAAGAAGACACCGTCGTCGTCGAACACCTCTTGACCGTCAATTTCGACACCGGTGGTCGTATGCCCAATGACATAACAGGCGAACTTGGTCGGATCCAACCCGTTCTTACTTTCCTCGCCAGCCTGCTTACGCCAATGGCGCATCTGGCTCTGAGAAATGTTCGGACTGATGCGCAGTTGGACGCCCTCTCGGGCGGGCACTTCAAGCAGCACCACGGGTCGCTCGACCTCTTCAGCGATAGTCGCCTTCAGTTTGTCGAGAGGAGACTCGCTCGACTTAGCCTTCTTGGGAGCGGGCTTGTCGGACACTTCTGGGGTATACAGTTCATCGGCCATGGGCGTGAAACTAGCACATTCGCCGCTTAACGGCTGCAACCCCTACTGATTAGGAACTGAATACGTTCCCGGGCGACACGTCCTGGATGGCGAATGTCATCGAGAAGGTCGCTGGGGCACCCGACGAGGCATCACCTTCAGCCTCAGTGATGCCCACCAGCAGCGCGTCGATGTACTGCCGAGAGTTCTTCGCGTCCTGAATGTCGCAGTTGTACACGTCGACGTGGATGTCGTAGTAGGCCTGACCCACCAAAGGTCGCAATTCGGCGACCTTCCAAGCGAGACCCGCTGCGTCGGTGCTTTCCGTGTAATCGTCGTCCAAATGGGCGGTAAGCGTAATGTCACCAATTTCGTAGGGGGCACACAGGACGGTTGGATGCTTGTCCCCACCCTGATAGATCTTCTCCACCGATGCGGTGATCTCACCGCCAGACAACTGGGCAAACCTGAACTCTCCCCACTTGGGAAGAATCTCGGCCTGCGCCGTCTGCGGAACGATCTTCGCCAGAACTTGCCGCTGTGAAACCTTTGATGGCATTATCTATACCTCCGTTACACCACTGAGGTGGTCAGGTTGCTCTTAGTGATGTCGACTTCGATCTTGTCGCCGACGCTGGAAACCCGCATGCCAATCTTGGCCTTGACCAAACCAGTGGCCAACTGGACGACGGGGTTGATGCCGGAGTTGCAAACGATGCTGTAGCCGTAGTCCATGCGCTTACCGTTTACGTCGAACGCCTCGTAGAGCGCCCCAGCCTTCCTCAACGGCTCCAAGATGGATGCCAGTCGAGCCGAAATCGAAGCAAACAAGGTACTGCGTCCGTCGATCACAGCGAAGACTAGATCCTCCAGGGACTTGTTGGCATCAATGACGACGCCGTTTACAACATCCTGCGCTGTGATATAGCGGAAGTTCGCCGAATCGCTTGACAGCGAGCGGGCACCGTAGACGCGGATAGTGCCATTAATCACCCTAAGGGCGTTAGCGCCATCGACGTCCATCAGGTTGCCGTTTGTTCCGTCAACCTCAACTTCCAAAGCGGTGATGTAACGAGCATTCGAGATGATGCCGGCACCCGGATGGTGCGGGCCGATCTGGTTGTGGGCTCGCGCCCGAGACGCGCACGCATAACCGACCGGTGGGATCAATCGAGTCACGCCCTCTACCGAGGTCGGCTGGTAAACCCACGGGAAGTAGTACGCGGCATGCTCCGTATGCGACTCGGTAGCCATTGTGCGAGCAGCGACAATTGAATTAGCGATTGTCGTCGCGGCTGCGGTATGAAGGATTGCCACCCTGTTGTAAGAGTTCGCATGTGCGATGAGGCCCTGATAGACCGCCGTAGCGGCCGATTCGGGGTTTGCAACTGCTCCGGTGCCGTAAGCATCGTTGAAGAGCGTCAGGGCGGCCGTGTAGTGGGCAGAGGTGATGTTGGAGCGGTCGTCCGAACCAGCGCTCAGGGCGGTCGCGGCGGCGGCGGCGCAGATAGCGCCACCTTCGTCGCTAACCGTAACGAGCCGCGAAGCAACTGCGCTTAGAGCGAACTTGCCGACAACCGCAGCATTGGTGGCGCAGTCTCCGGTGGAGAACTGGTTGACATCGCTGAGCGAAAGGGTCACGTTGATGGTGCCGGCAACTGAGCCGGCTGCAACCAGAATCTTGAGGTTGGCGCTTGAGGCGCCGGCACCGACCGCGTCGAACTTCAAGGCGTCAGCAGACGACGCGTCGTCCAGTGTGAGTGTGCCGGTTGTCGCCGAAGGGCCTACAACTCGGCTGATGTAGCACTGGGTCCCACCCTCTTCAAAGAAGGTCTGAACGGTGGGATGCAGGTACGAATACGACTGGTATCCACCATAGGTCTGCTCAAACAACTCCTGGCTGGTGATCAGGGTAGCCGAGGCTGTCGGCCCCCTGTCGGCCAAGCCACAAAAGAAGGCCTGAGAAGATTGGCGGACAGTAGTACTGGTAGGCCCTGTCCGAGTTGCAGTTGTAATCGTTACGCCAGGCATAAAAACCGTCCCGTTAGTTGTCGAACCACCCGACATTGCGGCTATTTGTATTGTACAAGGACCTTGCTAGGCCCTCGTGCAACCTACTAATGATAAAGAATACCATCCCTGCTCAGTCAGAGGCAGGTGCTTCGGAATCCTCGTTGTCGGTCTTCGCCTTCACCTTCGTCTTGGACGCTGGAGGCGGGGATGTCCTTTTTGCTGATGCAGGGACATCGCCATGAATATGTATCTGCCCTTCGTCTACCATCCTCTGCCCTTGGGCATCGAGGGATGATATTGCCCCATAACATTTGGAGGCGAGATTTCGACCGTCCTCATCGACCTGCACGCTGTGGTTAGTAGAATTGTGAATAACAATATCTCGCCCATCAGAAACGGCCTGCTCGACGTCCGAATGCTCAAGTAGTCTGTAAGAGATTGTGCTCATATGATGATTGTACCTTATTCCTGGTTAGTGGGGTGTTGAGAACTGTCGAATCGGGTCACCACGCGTAGCCGTTGACTGGCGATTCCGGTAGACACATTCGGCTGTTCTGGAGAACAGAGATAGTACTCGTAGGGCTCTATTCGGTGTGGACGATCACAAAGATCGATAACCATGTTGCTCCTGTTGTGAATCACAACAGCGTTCTTCCGCGACCAGTCAAAAGCCACCGCGTCAAGGGGCGCATTCAGCCGCTGACACATGCAGTCACTCATGGCACTACCTGAAATAGGTCAGATTCTGCGGGGATGTCAAGCGTCGTATCTCCAACTGCAGTATTTAGGATTCCCAACTTGATTGAAGACACTGTGCCGAAGTCGGCTCGTGCCACAATCTCATCAATTTGCAGGTCGTAACCAAGATAGGCGCCAGCCATAACACGCTCACCCTTCAAGAGGGTTAAGTCGGAAAACTCTTCGCGCAATGAGGTTGGTTCGATGGAAGCATTCCATGTCTCCCTAGGATCAGTTGCCTTCAAACAGGGTCGATCGAGTAGGGCGGAACGAACGGCAGTTGTTAGACGATCACGCATCAGGGTGGTCGCTTCTGATCCAGACGTTCGAACCCACACATAGGTACGCATGGAGTAGGTCATCCGATACAGCGGATCCACTCCGGACTTTCCTCCGTGTCCTATCTGTTCCATGTTGCTTGTGGAAATCGCCACCGTGATAATGGTGGGCCAAGCATCAATCGCGATTGGCTCATAACTTAGAAATTTTGCTGGACCCGGTAAGTCCGCATCATCCAACTGCCACCCGTTGCGATATTCAACTAGACGGGTAGGCAGGTCCGCCGTCAGGTAGGTTGTGACGTACTCCTTGGCAAATTGACTGCCATGCATCAGGTCGTATGTGGTGATTGTCGCCATTAGAAGCGCCTCCTCAATCCAAGGCCTTCGTTGACGTGCTTCGCCATCCACTCAGCCCACTGCTTGGCTGCACCGACGGGCTCAAAAATCATCTCGCGTTTCGGCATCTTGGTGGTCCCGTATTCATGGAACTTCGCATACCGAATGTCAGGCAGAGAAAATCGAACCGACTTCCTATCCATTTCGACATTGGTCGCGTTTATGGATGAAATGCTTCTAAACAGCCGGCCCGTTTGAATCATCGGTGGAGTTCCCGGGAAGCGGGTGGCCTTCCATGCCGCATACTCTGCATCCAAGGGAGCCCAACCGCCCACAGCAAGACCATTGGACATGTAGTTGGCCGACCAGGCCGTCCGCAATTCTTCTCGAATCTTTCGAAAGACCGGCCTGAAGTCCCGAGCGCGGCGCTGCATGCCATCAATCTCGTCATGCATCCCTTGGTTGTCGAAGTCCGCATTAATTTTAATGCGAGGCATTAGGACACTCTTGCCCGGCGATACTTCTTAACCGCCAACAGTTCCCTTTCGAGAAAACCAGTTTCCATTGGGGCAACGTTGCGTGGTTCCAAATCCTTTACTCCTACAACGTCATCGTGCATGTTCTGCATTTCTCGAGTGGCTGCACGCAGGATCATCAACTTGAATATCTTGATGTCGGCCCCCGCCAATCCAGCGTTGTAGGTGACCACGATCTTGTCGTTTGCATAACTACCGTAAATATCTAACCCATAGCGATGAACGACGTAATCGGAACTCTCAGCGAGAGTGGTCGTACTAGCGCCAACCGTCGCTGGAGTCCGTGTAACGGTCGTGACGGTCGTTACAGGGCTATTGCGTAGATAAACCGTTGCAGGGGGTTCTGTGAAGATGTGATCCGTTACAGACGCCCCAGCAGCGATCTCCGTTGAGTCATGGTCATAGAAGAAAGACCCCATCGGGACACCCACATGATCCGAGGGCATGATGTAGGTCTCAGTAAATGCCTGATTCTCGACAGGACGCTTCAGGTAGGTCTCCAGTTCGGACTGAAGGCCGTCCAAGACAATTTGACATGCATCTTCCTGCGTGAGGGACAGGGAGATGTCCATGAAGGTTTTTATATCAGCAATCGTAACTAGGGCCATTTATCTAGCCTCCCCAAAAGGTGGCTAGCGACGGGCTCGTCGAACGCGCCCACCTGTTGCGCCGCCGGTACCAAAGAGTCGGCGAGCGCCACGAAGTGCGCGACCAAGGACCTGACGAACTCGTCCAGGTTGCACGCGTTCGTCTTCGTCACCAAGATCTGTCATCGGCATAACACCACTCCAGTCGGATAGGAACCCATCTGTAGTTTAGCACTGGTGGTATGCCTTACAGAGTTTAGCGATCAGGGTTGGGTGGCTTCTCGATAACGATTTCCTCAGCCACCTTGTGCTTGCGTGCCAACTCGCTATCCGTTGATCCCGGGGGAGCCTCAACCGGCACCCAGGCTCGGGAATAATTGTGGTCGGCAACTTTACGACGCTTGAGAATTGAACCATCCAGCAGGAGTTCCAATTCGTCGAACTTCATTGCGAAATGGTCGTTGAAGTCAGCCGGGGTCATTCCCGTAACCCGATCCAAGGTTTTTATCAATTTTGATAATTTGTGAGCCAGAAGTGTTCCGCGACCGCGATTGAGTTGGATATGAAGCATCATTGCTTCCGTTGTGCCGCAATCAACCCACACCACGGGAACCGTGCTTTCGGGATCTCCCGCCAGAACTAGTCGCAACCGATGTCCACCGTCGATGACGTTGACTCCCTCGCGTTGAACAACCAGCGGTGACAGGATTCCATACTGTGAAATTGATTTCGCCAGCACTGACAGATCCGGCTTTAGGGTGTAGGTGGCGTGCCAGTCGGGAATGTTGAGTGACCCACACTCAACTTGTTCAATCTCCATTGTCTAACTCCTTCATGCGTAGAGTGTGTGCCCTCGTCTTGGGACCAACCGGAGTTACGGAGGCCGCACGGTTGACTTCCTTGAGCAACATATGTCGTATCAAGTTCTCAAAAGGATACGAATGGGGGTCCCTGGCGTGCTTTTTTCGAAACTCTGCCACGAATGCCTTGGCCCGCTGGGTCTTGACTTGGCCAATCATGTAAACCCTAATGAACTCCGCGACCCCATCCCACCCGGCCTGCGTGTACTCCGCTATGAACTTCTCAACATCGAAGTCCTTCCACCAGCGACGCTGTGCGTCGATCTGAGGAAAACATTCGTAAAGACGATCGTAGAAATCTGGCTCAGTAGCAACCAGGTCTCCAATGCGACGTATCGCTACCGAGTGCAGAGGGATTCCAACTCTCGTGTTTGATCCCGTCATGGCCGCTCGGTCGTAATACTCACAGTAGGGCGCGTTGTGTTCCTCGGAGATGAACTTCAAGACGTCATTGACGTTCCAGTCATAGATCACTTTGGCAAACTTCAGCGGCACGCTTTTGCTCAACTTGTAAGGATGGTTGATGTAGTTCTCATGCAACTTCTGGACCACGGAGCGATACCGCACCATCGATTCGGCTGCACGGATACCCGTGATAAAGGCCACGCTTCCCGTCTTGCCTTGCATCGTGTAATGATCAATCGACTTGGGAAGCCCCTGCGCATGGTCAAGACCAAAGTGGTAACCAGTTATTGCCCATTCTGGAATTTCTCGAACCAGCCGTCCCTCCTTCATTCGCTTCTCTCCCCACAGGATTGCCGATTGCCTCCTACCTAGGACCCAAATCTCGGCACCGCTGGGGAGGCAATACCACTCCATGTCGACCCAATCGAAATCCTTAACCATCTTGACGTAGTCCAACACGATGGGGCTAACCATCTCTTCGTCACGAAAAATGACTTTAACTGGGCCGAGTCCTCGCTCTTCGTGGATTTCCTTAGCCAGATACAGGACGGCGGTGCTGTCCTTCCCGCCAGAAAACTGCACGCAGACCGTGTCAAAGGTGTCATAAACATGACGAATTCTCTGGCGGGCTGCATCGACACACGAAATGTCGAGAAACATTCGTTGCCGGCTCATGCCTCTGAATGAGCGTCGATATATGACACCAACTTCTCGCCAGTCGTGCTTCCCTCGTAACCGGGCTCATTGCGGAGCCAACGTATGAACTCGTACCAACGCTTCTGTTGGTCCGGATCATCGAAAACAATCGTGTACTGAACTACAGCACGCGGCGCAGCCCCCGGTACAACTGCCGTACTTCCCTGAATGGCAATCTCTTCATGGTCGACCGAATCATCAGCAATTATCTTGCGCGTTCCGTCTTCGTCTTCCCTCACCATGCCGGCAATGGTTTCAGCAGCCCTTCCGGCCAGTTCAGCCAATATCGGACGAACGAATCCCTCGTTCTCAATTGTTGCCGGATCGACAACCTGCTCTTCGTAGTAGGCGATCTCATAATCGTCCCACTCAAGACTGTTCAATAGGTCGTCATATTCCTCGGCGATCTCAACAATCATTTGCGACGCTTGGGCCAGATCGGTATAGCCCAACTCCATCGTTCGGTTGTCCGCCAAGGCAAAAGCCACCGCTCGCTTATTGTCGGCATCAATTGGAACTGCAGCAATATGGGTCCACCCAAGACGCTTAACCGCCTCGACCTGATGGTTTCCCGCGACAACAGTCGAGGTGCCGTCATCATTCGGCCGCACCACAACCGGTTTAACTTGACCGAATTCTGCATAGGAGGCCATAATCGCCTCGATGTTGCCCACCCGTGGGTTGCGTTCCAACGGAATGAGCGAATCAACGGGCATCAACAAGCCCTTTAGGGACTCGCTTACATTGTGTTCCATCACGGACCGACCTGGAAGCGAACATTTGCATTAAGCGTTCGCATGGCATCAATCGAGGTCCGTAACGACAGCAACTTTTCCCGCTTTGCCTTGACCAGTGCTTCCGCACACTTGAAATCAAACTGTGTGTCGGCCAACTTGTAATCAGCCCACGACTCTCGCTCTTTGATCGACCCCTTCGCAGACAGATACTCTTTGGCCCAAGCAGCCTTGTAACGGGCTTCCTTCTTCGCTGCGTCTTCCGCCAACTGCTCGAAAGCCTCGGTCTCCTCTTCTAGCGATTCGATCAGGTGCATGAGTTGATGCTCAATGTCGACCTGACTAATCGGTTGTGATCGGTTCACCATTCTCCAATCCTGCCGCAACTAATAGCGGCTCCCACTCGACTCCGTCAAGAGCCTTAAGGTTTTCAGCGGGCCAGTCATACTGGCTTAGACCTAATCGCTGTAGGCCCATCTCGCGAAGCACCCATGCGTCGATGCGATCCTCGATACCCTTGCCCGACCACGACTGTTGCGTTTTAAACGACACCGCCGAAATGACTTCGGCCTTGCCGGCATTTCCACGACCAGTAGCAAATTTGGCTCGCGAGGTAGGAGGCACAACCACATAGGGAATCCATGCTTCGTCAAATGCGACCTTCAGCACACCACCGAGTTCTCCCAAAGCGTGCGCCCGGGTGCGTGAGCCGTAGGAATAGCCCTCCATGATTACGCATTGGACGTTTTGTTCGCTACAGGCACTCAGTACATAATTCCGAATGTCCACCAACCGTCCCACGTCTTGCTCGTATGAGTGGTAAGCAACGCCGGAACCTTCACCAATACATACTCCCGTTGAGGTAAGCGAGGGGTCTAGGCCGAGAAGGATCATTTCATCCAACTCCTTTTAGCCAGACCAAGATCTACTGCCAATTGTGGTTCTCGACCGATTCGATCGTGACATCGACGACAGACCGCCATGCAGTTGCTTTCATCCAGAATCGATCCACCCTGAGACCGACGTTTCAACTCGTGGATGTCGACACTCCCGCTTCTGACGTAAGACTTCTTGCCGTCATGTGATGCCCATACTGGACAGGCTTCGCAGTAGGGGCGATCTTCGAGCATCCGTCGGACCAACTTCCGACGCTCAACATATTCTCGTTGCTTCTTCTTGCTTCGCCTACGCATGGCTGAAGCCTACTCTCACTGGAGCGACAGAGAATCGACTCGATCAAACTCCCACTTGTTGTCGAGGGTCGCCCATAACGCCCGATCGACAGCGGTGTCTTCCAAGTCGAAATCACGGAGCATGTTCCTGTGGGTGCTGATCGCCCGACGATAGAAATCCACTGTCTCCCATGGATTCTCGTCTAAGGGTTCGCCAGATTCAACCATGGATGCGACCTGATCCAACCGACGGTCGACATGAAATTTGAATCGCTCAACTCGAGTTTTCTTATTGCCGTAGGCTCGTTCAGCCTCGTCGGCCAACCTCTTCCCCTGTCGTCCCATCGCTCCATATCGGACCGAATCGGCTTCAGCGTCTGCCGCGATACCTTCGATCTGTTCCTCAAGGTTGTTGACGAGAGCCAACAGGGCTCGCTGCCAGCGACTCCAATTCTCTGGTTCCAACAGGGTCTTACGTTGTTGTACGGAAGCGCGATTTTTTACATCGTCAGCCACCATTCTGGCAAAAAACTCATCAGGAATGTTGCTCACTAGATTCCCTTTCAGGTCCATTCTGGACAAATCCCCTTGTAACTACACCAGCCACACAGAACAGACTTCTGTGCGGGGAAGTCATCGGTTTCACAGGCGTGATCTAAGTCACGCTTAACGTCTTGAATGTATTGCGTTGTTTCCGCTGCGTCAGCAGGACCGAACGGAACCTCATGCTTGATTCCGTCCTTCAAATACAGAAGTTCTAGATTGGTGGTTTGCCCTATCCCCAGTATGTCGATCAGCGTGCCGTAGATACGGAGTTGTAGGAATCGCTGGTCCACATATTCGGCGCGTGGCACCTTGCCGGTCTTGTAGTCGGAGATGACAACCCCGCCGTCTTCGTCTAACGTGAACCGGTCGATGAACCCCTTGATGGTTATACCAGATACTTCTCCGTTGAGTTCGTACTCAATCCCGTCAGGCTCAATCTCTTCCGGGTCTTCAATTTTCCACAGATTCTCGATGCACCACCAGGCCTTCCAGCGGAACATCCGGTATTCCCCTGCATCCGGAACGAGAGGTTTCACCCGTCCCTCCCAGTTGCCGCTGCCCCACATCTCTCTAGCCAGAGTCTTGGCCCGATCCTGTGTGCGATCCGTGGGTTCCACTTTGTACAACTCTTCAAGAACGTCATGGACAAAGTTCCCCATCAACGCCTCCTTGCCGGAGGGGTCGGGGATCTTGTCAATCTTGTTGTACTTGAACTTGAGCGGACACTGACGGAAGGTCCCCATTGACGAGGGCGACAGGTGCGGGGGCGGTATGGCTGTCATACCAAGTACCCGTGGGTCAAACTAAGACCGGGACATGCCTTCACGTCAATAGGTTCGATGGTCTCTACTGTCCTGAACATTTCACTCCCGTCCATCAAGTCCTGAAGGTCGGACTTGGAGTCAAGCATTTTGGGAGTGATCTTGGCACCGTCGGTTGGGAGGGCGCTGGCGATGTTCTCCATGGCGACCTGGGTTTCCCGCTCTGGGCTCTTGTCGGTGATCCCGTTAGGTGATTTCCGGATCGTGGCGTCACAGATCGCGGGCCGAAGGTCAAGCGACAGATTCAAGATGCCGTTCTCGAACGTGATGTCACAATCGGCAATTAGCAAGAAGTCTTGGAAATCCAGTTCCTTCTGCTTAATCCACTCGCGGCGCATCTGTCCTTCCAGCGGGGGCATCCCACCGGCCTTGACGGCTTTCGCTCGTTCCGCGAAGCGCTCAACCATCTGCTCGAAGGTGTTGGGTGTCGGTTCGGGAGTGTTCATCACTTCACCCGATCAGACGCATGATCGATCTCTGTCTCGCACAGGTTGCACTGCCCGTCGTATCGACGCAATGCCAAGCCGCCCATGAAGTGGCGCTTGCATGACGGGCATTTCCAATAGGCGTCCTTGGGCCAAGTCCTATTCTGTGACATCTTCTGCACCGAGGTTGATCTGTACACACTTCTCAAGCAGGGCCGTTAGGTCCTCCATGGTGGCAGTGGATTCGGTGGGCTTTTCCCGACCACCTCCGTACTCGTTCCAGAACTCTCCCAATGCGGCCTTCTGCTCTGGGCTGAACTTGCTGGTAAAGCCTTTGAAGTTGCCCCACAGCGCCGCGACCTCAATGTCGGCGTCCGTTTGAGGCTCCTGCTGCTCGTGGATTAGGGCCTCTTCGGAGCGAGCGAGATAGAGCCCAACCCCGATTGACTGAGCGGCCTTTTTCAGGGCGTCACTAACCGCCCCTTTGAACTCGTTCCCGAGATCGACCGGCTTTTCGCCGCCCTTCATGTACTTGACTTCCTGACCACCGCAGCCGTCCTTATGGACTTCCTGCCCGTCGATGGTGGCGGCGAGAGTGACGAGGGCGATGATCCAGTCCTTTGACTCCGAATCGCGCCCGCAATCCTTGACGGAGTAGGACCAGCCGTTAACCCCCAGCACGTTATTAAGACGAGCGATGACTTCGCTGACCGGAATGTAGGTCAACGATGTCCCGCCCTTGCGGAGGGTTCGTTCGACCTCCGCAGGAAATGGCTCGGAAAGCCGCTCGAGTTGGTTCATATTGCGTCACCCCTTCTAACGATTACGCTTATCTTCGGCTCGGACGAATTGCAATAATTATCTGGATTCAGTCCGATCTTATTTAATTCGCCAACTCGCCAATATGACGGCTGGAGATAATCGAGGAATTGCACCATCATTTCCCTCGGAGACAACACCACTTCGCCAGTTTCCATGTCGATTGAAGACTGGGAGATTCGGTCAGCCACGTCGACGGCAAGGTCTTTATGACGCCATCCGGATCGGTTGGCTGCCATCTTGCGTTCGATCTGCGCCCCATCCCTCAAAGCGACGATCTGGTTGCTGTCCATGTACTCGCCGAGCCGGCTGGCCAGCGCGTCATAGACGGTAGCCATGTCTCGCTTGGCGAGATTCATCTCAAGTAGCAGTTCAGCCATCTCATCAACCTCGCGGTCAATGTCGGTGAACGCCTTGATCTTGGCGTCGATTTCCGCGAGGTGGTTGCGAAGTGAACGAACATCATCAGGGGTCATGAGGCCTCCGGGCATTAGGTGGGGAGGGGATTTCAAACTACAATAGCGGCCCGTTTGCGTTGAGGCAAGCCTATGCCCGTGACATGCGAGAAAGCCCCCGTGGCCGAGTCGACCTGATCATCATGGGCGCAGGCTTCGGGGAACGCGGACACCTCGTCCAACCAGTCGGTAAGCCACGCCCCCCTTACCAGACGCACGTTGCCGTTGGCCACGGCTGCCGCGAGCGGACGAGCCCTCGTCACCTTGTCCCCGGTGGCCCTGATGCCCATGAGATCGAACCCCGGCAAGATGTACCGGGCGTATTGATCAATCAGCGCTTTGCCTGATGAGCCTGGCTCTTGCTCTATGCGAATTGGTATCTGTCCTCCATCCTCATAGGCCGTCTGGGCGATGAAGCGCTCGATGTCCTGCCCCTTACCTCGGTGCCGTCTCACGTCGAGAATGTAGGCAACGCCCTGATCGAACAGCATTAGCGTGCCAACGGTCCAGTCGGGGTCCGGGTTGGACTGGCTCGGCTCGGTTGCCGCTAGATCCCAGAAGCGCACGGCCCGGGCCATCGGGGTCAACGTCGGCACTTCGTCGTTTTCTATAATCACAATTGACTCACGGTTGAACATGGTCCCCAAGGTCGTGGACCACCAATCGCCCTCTTCAAGGCGCTTGCGCTCCACCGGATCAAGCGCTTGTAGCGACTGGCGATATGAGTCGGCATCGATGCCGGGATTGTCTTCGAGTTTGGATGGCACGAAAATTCGACTGTTGTCTGAGCCTTCGACAATGAAGCGCTGCCTGACCCAATTGGGTGCAGGGTTGGACGCCGCCCGCATCCTGAGCGGCACTTTGGAAACAGGACCCGTTGCCGGCCGCCGCAAACGGGAGAACAGGTAACGATAGTCATGCTCCCTTATCTCGGTGACCTCGTCCATTCCAATGAACTGGAACTCGGCGCCTTTGTAGCGGAGATAATCCTGCGAGTTATTCAAATAACCGAACGAAACCCTCGCTCCCGATGGGAATGTTGCAACATACATTGAGCCGTTCCATCTGACGTCCTCAACTTCTTCAATCCACGAAGTAAAGCGATCCATGATGGCGCCGGGGAGCGCGAGGTCGGCGTAAGTCCGACGGAAAATAATGGCGTTATAGCCGGGCACATCTACATACTGGAGAGCCGACATGAGGAGGGCAGAGGATTTGCCGCCCCCGGCTGCACCACCAAAAAGCGCTTCGAGGGCGTAGGTGCGCAGGAAGACCTTCTGCGTCAGCGAAGGCGCCTCCGGACAATACGGGGAATCCCTCGGCTGGAGGAACTCTAAGATTTCATCCCAATCGATCACAGGCACAACTCCAGTCCTTATACATTGTAGACGCGCCCGTGCGATAGGGTGGCGCCCATGTCGCTGCTGGATCGGTTGCGCTCGGTACTCAATCGAGCAAACGCTGCAAATCTGCTGATGGTATCCTTTATCATATGCACCAGCACAGGTGCGTGGATGATCCGTCCCTCCTTGGGGCTTATAGTCGCTGGCGCAACCTGTGGTCTCCTTGGCTTCCTACTAGGGCTTGAGTAAATATGGCTTGGAACTCTTCACAGAACAAAGATCTCAGAAATACCGGAGTGAAAACGGCCATCGGCCCTGGAGCGCCTGTCGCCCAAAATCCCAATTTCGCCGGCCGGGCATATCGCGACCAATGGGACATCGAGCAGGCTTATCGCCAAGGGGTCCAAAAGGTCACTTGGGTCGCCAGATGCATCGACGCAATCTCCGGCAACCAGGCCCGCCTCCCCATTGTCCTCCGAAAAAACAATTCCCCAGATGGGGAAATCGTCAAGAGTAAACGATCCAAAGACTCGATCCTTGACATCCTGAACTCCAAATCCAACATCGGAGAGAACTCTTTCATCTTCCGATACCGCCTGTCCTCTCAACTTCTAATGGGAACCAGGGGAGCCTTCATTGAGAAGTTGAGGGGCCGCGACGGACGCATCATCGGGCTAAACCTGCTGCCACCACAGTCCACTGCCCCCATCCCGCATCCAAAGACCTTCGTATCCGGCTACGAGGTGCAGATGCCGGACGGCAAGAAGATCATCATGAAGCCTGACAGCGTGGTTTGGATTCGACGCCCACACCCTCTGGACCCGTACCTCTCACTTACCCCCATGGAATCTGCCGGCGTAGCAATCGAGATCGAGAACCTCGCCAAGTTGTACAACCGGAACTATCTACTCAACGACGGTCGACCGGGTGGGCTCCTCGTAGTCAAGGGCGACATTGACGATGACGACAAGATGGAGTTGCGCAGTCGGTTTAGGGCCAACCTCGGGACGGTCGGCTCAACGACAGTAATTGCTGCAGACGACGGAGTTGACTACGTCGACACTTCGGCAAGTCCCCGCGATGCTGCCTACATCCAGATGCGTCAGATCACCAAAGAAGAGATTCTGGCCTCGTTTGGTGTTCCAGAATCGGTCATCGGCAATGCCTCAGGAAGAACCTTCAGTAACGCCGGGGAAGAAATTCGGGTCTTCTGGAGCGAAACGATGATGCCCCACCTCGAGCATCTCGCTCGTGCGTTTGATGGTCTAGACGAGAAGCATTACATCGACTTCGACATCAGTGCTGTTCCCAGTCTCGCTCTATATGAGCAGGAGCGGAACCGCTATGTAAAGGAAGAGTTCCAAACCGGGCTGATCAGTGCCAACGAATATCGTGAGGCCTCCGGTCGGAAGATCGTCCATTCGGAGTTGGGCGACTCTCTTCTCCAGAACCCGAACCTGACGCCAATCGGCAATACCCATAAGGTAATGGAAACGCCCAACGTTGAAATGGGTGGACCCGGTGGCGCACCTCCGGGCATGCCCCCACCGGGTATGCCGGGCGCACCACAGCCGGGAGCCCCAGGCGCACCGCAGATGCCAGGAATGCCGCCGGGCCCAGAACAGCCACTTGACCCTAATACCATGCAGGGTGCTCTCGCGGCACAGCAGGGTCAACCGGCGCCGGGACAGATGTCAGGTGAACCTGAGTCCATGTCCTACAAGTCCATAGGACAGACCTCCGAATTGGAGCGTTGGACCGAGATTCTCGATCGTGGACTCGAACGTCTGTTCGAGCGACAGCAGCGTGTAGTGCTGGAAAAGGCTAGCGGCGCTAAGGCTCGGAAAGCCTTGACCGATGGCACCCTCGAAGTGGACACAATCATGCCGCAGGACGTATGGGATAAGCAGGTGGACGAAGACATTCGCCCGGTCCTCAACGCCATCGTCAAAGACGCTACGGAAACTTACTCAGCCAAGTCGGAAAACTACAAAAATCTGTCACCCGACGACATCGCCTCCCATGTGAACTCTCAAATGGATCGCATTAAGTCGATCAATACCTCCAGCCGGGAGACAATCACCAATCAGATCCTGCAATCCCTTGACACCAAAGACCCCGAAGAGCGCGTTACAACGCTCAGAAGCAATCTGATCGGCCATTTCACCCACCTTCTCGCCAAAACTCGGCCCCAATTCGCTGCCGACGAGGCACGCCGGGCGTGGAACCTGCCAAGCCGGTAAACAGTTTCAGTAAACAAGGGCTCCATTTACTGAAACTTTGATATTTTCCTCATCACTTTACAGTTTCACGCCCCCTTTGTGACCTATTATGGCGTAAGGACATCGAGGAGCACCCATGCCCGCTACTGTTATGGACAACATCCTGACCAAAGCCACGAATGGGCAGGTCAGCGTAGATGAAAAACAGGGCATTGTTGAGTGCTTTGTAGCCGGCATCGGCAACAAGGACTCAGTCGGCGACATTATTCAGCCGGGAGCATTTGCAGGCAGCCTGCAGCGCCGCAAGCCGCGCGTCGTCTGGGGCCACAACTGGAATGACCCCATCGGCAAAGTCCTTGAAATCTACGAAGTCGGACCCAGCGATAACCGCCTGCCGGCGAAGATGAAGGAAGGCGGCGTTGGAGGACTCTACGCACGGGTCCAATTCAATCTGGGTTCCGAAAAGGGCCGAGAGGCATTCGCCAGCGTCTCATTCTTCGGAGAAGAACAGGAATGGTCGATCGGCTACAAGACAATCAACGCCTCACAGGACCCGGTACGACAGGCCAACCTTCTGCGAGAAGTGGAACTTTACGAATGCTCCCCCGTTCTCCACGGTGCGAACCAACTGACGGGAACGATTTCGGTCAAGGGCGCAGGCCAGGTTATGGAGCACGAGCAGACGCACTTTGACACTCAGGACGGTCTCGACTTCAGATTCGACGACTTCAGCGAGAAGGACGGAATGCTCGCGATGATGCCCGTCGAGACTCCACGAGACAACTCGTCAGATCAGATGGACCGCAAGTTGGAACTCGAGTTGATGTCGCGCTCGCCCCAGCCGATACGACTTATCAGTGCGGAGAACGGAGTAGCCGTTTTCCAGGTGGTGCGGTCCGACAACGGATCAGCCGTCTTCCGGGTTCATTATCAGTACAACCCACAATGCGGGTTTATGCTTGGACGTCCCGAGCGCGTTATGCCACAGGTGGTGTACGAACCCGTAAACCAGCCGCCCACGATGCGGGTAAAGCCGCAGGTCAACCCCAGCAGTAGGTACAGCCACGAAAATGACATGATGCCGCGGGTTATGCGCATCGTTCAGAAGTTGAGCGATGATCAGAAGTCGTTGGAGCCAGAGGACCTACTTATTGAGGTTCCGATTGAAAGTGCATTCGCTACAAAGTCCCTTCTGGATCCAATCATCGACTACCACGGCGCAGTTGCCGAAGTGGTTGACGAAGGAATCTTTATCCACTCGGGCGCAACTCCCGAATTCATCACCGCCGTGGAAACGGCCACCAAAGGCCTCGGCCGAAGAATCGGGCCGGGCCGCGGGGGTGGTGGTGGCCTGGGAAAAGTGCGGCGCGCAGGGCGCGCCGTAGCAGTATTTGACCCAAAGGCCTGGGACGGTGATGGCGACGGGATAGTCCAAGAGGGCACCCCGTTCGAACGACCCGCCGTCCCCGGGATCAATACGAACCTTCCCGGGATGCCCAAGACGCGTGTCAAGCCGGCCGACTATCCAGATGACCACCGCAAGCGCGGTGACGGCCTCGGCGAACCGAAGAAACCCACCGCCGAGTGGGGTGGGGCCCTTGACCGGTTGGCTCCCACGGACCCCTTATATCCATCCGGCCATTTCGACCCCGATCATTGGCCGACCATCGGCGGCGATCCGCGTCTCAACCCCGACGGAAGTCGGCGTCTCCGGCCCGACGGAAGAGTGCTGCATGACCCCGGGGAGATGCTTCCTGATGGCACTCGCTTACAACGCATCCTTCGTCCCCTCGAGGAGATAGGAAGTCAGAGGGATTTGGATGCGCTAGCAGACCGGCAACGGCGCCTTATGGGACGTGGCGAGCGGGCAGTCAATGACGTCTACAGGGATGGCTTGCGCAGCAGGTACTACTTGGCTGATTCTGACATCGTCGGACCATACCTAGAGGACACCGAACTAGACGATCGCATCTTCGACGCATCATTCGGAGTATCAGACGAACCCAAGAAACTCTCCGAAGTCCTTGCAGAGTTTGGCATAAACGAAGACGAATTCCATGTCCGCTTTGGACGTGCCGTCACCAGGATCAGGGAAGGCAATAGAGATGATGCGGGAGCATCCAAATATCTGAAACAAGTCGCAAGGTGGCACGACGCATCGCCAAGCCCTGAATCTGGCATTGGCGGAATCGTTGGAAATCCCAAAACCGTTAATCCCCTATATCGAGACGCAGACGGCAACCTCATTACAGACCCCGCCGACCTTCCTCCAGGCGTTGACCCTGAACCAATCCTGCCAAAGTTGGGTCAACGTGAACTGTCATGGTTCAAGGGAGCGCTACTCCTACGGGAGAGGGGCTATGACGATGAAACCATTGACGCCATATTGGGAGCCCTGACCATCAACGGAGCCAGGGCGGACCTCCCGGAGGGAACCCCCACCCGTGCCCGCAGACAAGTGGGCATGCAGATGACCGTTCCACCAATTCCCAAATACGAAATAGATCCCATCCCATGGGACGAAATAGAACGGGAATACGAGGTTGGCACGGACGGAGACCTGAACCTCTTTTTCCTTCTCGACATGTGGGACCGGCAGAACATCTTCGACCAAGGTCGGGCGGATGCCGAAACCGAGGCTGTCGAAATCCGCGCCCTACTCGATGACACGATCCTCGATGAGGGCGACATCCCCGCAGGCCAAGCACCTCGACGTCGACCCAAGCCAGACACAAACGTATGGGGGACACATCGAGATGACATCCCTGACAAGGACGAAGAAGTCGAAGATCTTAGGGACCTCCTAACAGGGGGTGTACCAGCACCCAAGGAAGAGGCGCCCCTTCCAGCAGACGACGGCTCATTTGCCGCCGAATTGGAGAAGAAGGTGGGACTCCGCTCCTCCAGGCGTGAGAACCATACCGATCAACGCAAAGAATTGGCCTCTCATACGCTGGAAGAAAACCTCGCAGCCCTGGCAGAAACACTCGAGCGTGAACAGGATTGGGAAGACGCCAATCCTGATTTCGATATCGACAACCCCCCGGATGCGGGCCCCAAGGGTTACAGCGACGAACTCGACGCATGGGGAGACAAGTGGGAAGAACGCATCGGCATCGAGCAAGAAGTCGATGACATGGTTGCGTTCTACCAGGACGAGCATGACGACCTAGAAGAGATCTTCGCGGAACAACGTGAGGTATCCAAAACGATCATCAAGGACCAAAAGAGTCTTAAAGGGTGGATTGGACACAGCGAAGGTGACATCGAGCCATATCTCCTGGAAAACGATAAAGAGGGCTACCTCCAGAAACTCCGTGATGAGGGCTGGGATGACAACACGGTCGACGAAATGGAACGCATCTTTGGTTCCGCCAGAGACACGATGGACGACATCTTCGAGACCTATAAAGACTGGGAGCGGCTCGAAGGTGAAATCAACGAACACAGGCGACACGGTCACGATTTAGACGAAGTCAAACAAATGGTGAAAAACGCCCGGGAGATTCGTCGAGGCGGACTGGGTTCCCGTAAAAGGGAATCCCGCAGAGACAGGCGCGAGGCTCGCCGTCAAGAAAATGAACGTCGGGCACAGCCGAAAATTGTTACCGCTGGTGCCGGATTGGGACATGACCATGAGGTCTATCCCGGGGATGGCAAATCCCATGAAAGTGCCGCTGTCAAGCGCGTATTCTTCGATGCCGGCAATCAGGAATTGCAGGTCTGGTTTAGGCAGGCCAGCCAGACCACCGGGGAGGGTTCAATCGCCCACGCCTATGTCTATGGGGGCGTCACTCCGGAGATGGTGGAGGACATTAAAACTGCCGAACAGGTCGGCACCGCAATCAACAAGATTAAAAAGGCCGCAACATACACCAAAAAGCCCAACGGCACATACGACGGAGATCCCCCTTCGATGGCCGACCGCGTCGACGGCGACCTGAAGCGCCTACTCGACGGCAGGGTGCTGATGCCCAACGACGAAAAGGCTTACCGAACTGCCCATGATGTCCTGATAGGCAAGAAGAAGGGAACCGACTATCTGGATCGACTCAAAACCGTCCAAGACATCGACCTTCTCGCTAGCAAGTTGGAATCAATCAACGAGCCGGCCGCCGCCGCCCGACTACACGAAGCGCGCTACAGGCTTACCACGGGTGACCGTGATCGCATTAATCCGCACCCCAGCGGGATCATGGAGATCAAACTCTCCGAGGCTGAAATCGTTGACGTCAGGAAAACCATCCAGCACTTGAACGCTATGAACTGGTTTAACGACAACGATCGCATCAGGTCAGCCATGAAGATGCTCGACAAGAAAATCGACGATGCCAAGGATGGGGCGTTCCGTATCGACACCGCTGAATACAAGGACATCATGGATGCCTTTACCGCCATGCGCGTCATGGATGGGGCGGGCGTGCACATGCAGGTTAGGGATTATCTCGAGTTTGCCGCCCTTTCGGAAAAGGGCAAGTGGGTTTCCCCACAGGTCGCCAGGAGCCCCAAGGGTGGTGTGCGTTCCGGTCGGCGACTGAACAGCGGTGCCCCCAACGACATCTCTCCGAGGCTCCAGGGTGATTTGATGTACTGGGGTCGTCAGCAGGGCGGGTTCCATAATGTCCAGGAAATCGTCCGTCGCTTTGACCGCGACGAAGGCAATCTCTCACCCAAGGATTGGATCCGTCTTCACAACTATTACGTCAACCACAGTGCAGCCGGAAGGGGAATGCGACCATATGGCGACACCCGAAAGGGTGGTTTGCGTAGCGGAACTGTGGGAAGCGGCGATCTGCGTCACAACGACGAACGGTTCAGGGGCAAGGTATGGGATGAAATCAAGCCCAAAGATTGGGATCTGTACACACCAGAAGAGAAGCGAGCAGAACTACAGACAAACCTACATCCAGCAAAAAGTGGGCTATCTGAGGGCGACCACCAACGGCTGATGAAGGAAGTCGACGAGGCCGTTCATAGGGCACTGATGAAGAGTGACCCCGTGTACAGGCAGGAAGAACTCGCAGAGCGGCGGAAGTTGCGATTCGAGGCCGCCAGGAAGGCACGCGATGCGGGAGAACCACCCCCACCCACCATCGCAAAGAAGAAGCCGATCGCGGAACAGTCGGAGAGACTAAAGAAGATGACCCCCGAGGAGCGGGTTCTGGCGACTGCTGTGTACCGAAACAGGCAACACACAACAATGAGCAAGCGAGTTAACAAGCATCGGGATTCGATGGCCGACGGAGTCCTGGCGGGCGATGTTGCTCCTGAGCACCAGGAGTTCTGGGATTCATTGGTAGATGCTCTCGATACCGGCATGACCTTCACCTTGGAGGACGAAGCCGATGAGTTGGAAGATTTCAGGCTTTCCACCATTGAAGATCTCAGTGATCGAATTGAGGAATACCTTGAAGGGGCGCGCACCGGAGGGGATCTTTCCAAGGCCGAGGCCAGGAGCGTTGGCGCAGCCACGACATTTGGCGAGCATGTAGACAAACTATTGAAGCAATACGAGAACGATCCCGACATTGATAGGACCGGCAGTAGTGACATCGTGCCACGCATGGGAGGCCTAGAGGAAGGTCAAGATGCGGTAGAGACTGGCGGAGCACGGGCCGTAGACGGCCTATCCAGCAGGGTTAATCGGGTTGCTCGCTTGTCGGATGAACTCAATAAAACCAGAGTCTCCGTGCGAGACATGGAACTTGGAGACATCGACGGCTCCATGGAAGATTACCGAAACTTGCAACTTCAGCAGCAGTCCTTGCTTCTCAGGCTGGGGCGGGCAACCGGTCTATACAAGGGCAATAAAAAGAATCGCGACATCATGCGGCAGTGGCGCGAGCAGCAATTGGCCGACGGCGCTGAATACAAGAGGCGGATAGAAGCGGGAGAGATCACCCCGTTACCACAGTCCCTCCCCGATATCTCAATTAGCCGGATGACCCCGGAGCAGCGAGTGGCGCGACGTTCTCAGCGCGAGCGGGCACTTCGAGATCTCTTCGCGTTCCAGCAGGAACGGGATGGCAAGGTCTCTACGAGTTTGCCTGTCGATTTCTATGAGCGTGTTGCTCGACCGACCGTTGAGGAGCGTCTGGAGGCTCGTATGACGAGCAGGATGACTCCTGAGCAGCGCATCGCGGCCCGCATGACGGCAGGGCAGAATCGTAGGGTCGCACAGGGGAGGCCCGAGCGCGAGGGCACCACGAACGAAACTCTTTCTGCCGGCATGAGGCGTGAGCGGCAGGGTTTGCGTTCCAGCACGCCCGACCCGGGTGAGGACGCCCAACCCGCCAGTTGGTATAGGGACGCAGTCGCAAGGGGAGAAAGGGAGAGAATCCGGAGAGGACGAATCGACGGCAGAGGACGAATCGGACAGGGCCGCAATTGGGACGAAGAGGGTGAAGACGGCGACCTCCCAGCGCCGACTCGGGCGGACGAGATCGCAGCGGAAGCGGCAGAAGCAATTGTCGGCAAACGCCGGGACCCAACAGAGAGTGACATTCCCGTTGGGATCGGTGAGGACCAAAGACTTCCCGACAAACCAGACATCAACGCCATGTCCGTTTCCGAAATCAAGGAGTTCATTGGGAACGGGCGACAGCAGATCATTGAAACCCACGGGATCCAAGACGCGACCGATCCCAATTACCCTCATCCGGCTCTCACTAATCGCGACTGGTTTGATCAAACGGAAATGGTACCGACCAGTTTTATTGATGACGTGGCTCCCGTGGATGCCAACAACCCCGGTGATCAAGTAGACGATGACAGGTTGGCGAAACGTGGCATCGAAACTCCCATCGTCTTGCGTTTCAATCCAGAAAGCGGCGATTACCGCCTGGAAACGGGACCAGAGTCAACGTTGGATGCCAACGGATGGGACTCTGCCGAGCGTTATCAGATAGCCAAGTCAATGGGCTTGCGGGCTGTTCCGATACGAATCATTCGTGATGGAGACGAACAGGACGTGGGCAAGGGTGGAGCCCGAATTCCAAAGACCATGTCGCCTTCTCACGCTGAGAGTGGCGTACCGACACTGACTCCAACCCGCGAACTCGAAAATCTCAAACTCTTTATTGCTGCCCGCCAGGGAAGTTCGGGACAGGCGCGACGCGAGGACATCCGAAAGGGAGTCAGGTCACGCAAGGGTCGGCGAGAACAGGCCGACCTGCGTGATGCATTCATCGCCGACAGTGAACGACCCGATGAAGTCATTCGGGGGCTTGGTCTGAACAGGCAACGGGAGCGGGACGAAGGGCACGCCAATATCAGAGCGTTTATTGATGAGGCCATGAAGGGAGTTGCGGAGCAGACTCAAACGGCACTCAAAAATTATTTCGACAAGCGCGAAGCCGGACGGCGGAAGGGCCTGCGCTCGGAGAAACCAGACCGGGGAGCCGCCTACGAGCCGATCACGCAGGGCTTGGCAGGAGTTGCCGAAGGGCTAGCGGACGCCCTTGATCCGGACAGGAAAAAGAAAAAGCCACTACCCAAGCGGGAGAGGCCGACAATCCCGATGAATAAGCCCGAGGGGATGCGCACCAGTAAGAGAGATGAGGTCAAAGAGCGATCTCAGGTCGCCGGCAAGTCAAGTCTATTTAGAATAGTTTACAATTCCCTTGACGTGGAGGTTGCTAAAGCAAAGCAAAACGATGACTCCACCACGGCTGACGCTTTAACAAAGTTGAAGAAGAGTATGGAAGAGAACAGTAAACGTTCCTTCCGGTACGGAGTTCGTCATGTAAACCAAACCGATCATGGGGAGATCGGGATTGAAAACGGTCAGGTCGACGGCCTAATCGAAGCCTTGGCCGTTGTACTTGATCGCCAGCATAGATCGGCAGGAGCCGGCAGGGCTATTGATACACGGAAGGAAGCCCTTACACGCTATTTGGGAAGTATTGAACGGAGCGGCGGAGTAACACCAGGAGTAGATGACGACACTGCTGTGGATATGACTCCTATCCGAATCGCGGCATTGGAACAGTTTCTGGAAATGTGGCTGAACGTCGGAATGGAACTAATGGGACGATGACTATTGGCCAGCCGAGCACCCCTGTGGGATACAATACTCAGAGAGGACCGCGGAATACACAATCTAAATACTACTGCTCACTAACGGGCCTAAAGGCTATTATGCCGTGTGGTGATTGCAGCAACCATCAGGGTTGTATCATTGACACCATGGCTTACAAGGAGTCCGAACTTATGGAGTATGAAGAGACAGGCGTCGTCCACGTCGACGATAAGAGCGAACTCCTACGATGCGCCAAGGATTATAGCAATTCCGACTGTGGCTACAAGAGCGCTGCCACGGTTTGTGGCAAATGTGGTGCCCTTCCTGCTTCTCTAGAAAAGACAGAAGAAAAGGGTGCAGACGAGGAGACCGACATGGCCGAGGAGAAGGTTCATCGGACCCCAGAGGGAGAAGAGGAAGAAGAACTACCTCCACCCCCGCCGCGGCGTCCCAGGCCGCCTATGGACGAAGAGGAGGCTCCTCCGGGTCCGCCGCCGGCTCCTACCGGTCCTCCCCCTGCCCCACCAGCCGAAGAAGAGGCTGCCCCCGCTCCAGCCCCTGCCGCCGCTCCAGCCCCTGCCGCCGAAGAAGAAGGGGGGCCTCCTCCGAGGCCGATGACGCCGCCTCCTCCGCCGCGACGTCGCGTGCCCATGGAGGATGAAGAGGAGGAAATGTCCGCCGAGAAGAAGGACGAAGACGAAAAACGGCGGATCGAAGACACCATCCATCAGGAGTACCTCGAGGATGAGAAGAACTACGGTGAATACCGTAAGCGTCGGCTCGAGAAGATGGGTCAGAAATCAGACACACTGAACATGAACGGCTACGTCTGCGCTATCGAACGCAAGGCATACCCTGGCACGTCTCCCGTTTGTGACGACTGCCCTGGTGGTTGCGTTTCCGAAAAGGGTCTTCCTGGACTCCTCGAGATCGAGGGCATGGTTGAGGAAGAGTTCTCAGGCGATGTAATTGATTCTGGATACTCCCAGGATGCGGACATGTTCGTAGTCGACCTTGCAACCAAGGATGACCGCGCCATCGAAGTATTTATCGATGGCAGCAGCGCCGAGGTTCTCGGCTATCACCGACTGGACGACTCCGTGCTGGCACAGAAGTCGTTGGAAGACGACATCGAGTTCATCGATTTCACTCAGGCTGCGGATATCGCGGTCAAGTCACTACCGGGTGAAGTTATTTCGGTAGAGCCTGACGTGTTCGAAGGTTTCGATTGTTATGCAGTCGAGATCGACGGCGTCGACGGCAAGTCCTACGACGTCTTCGTGGCACTTGACGGTGTCACTCTTGGCCATGATGCCTACGAGGCGGACGAGGCCGAAGAGATCGAAGCCGAGGCTGCAGAGATCGCCTTGAAGCGCGCATTCAGTGATGAGAAGCGCGGCGAGATGGCACAGGAGGGCTCAGCCCTTCCTGACGGCTCATACCCAATCGCATCTGAGAACGACCTCAAGAATGCCATTCAGGCATTTGGCCGGGCGAAGAACAAGGATGAGGCCAAGCGTCACATTATGAAGCGGGCAAAGGCTTTGGGCTTGAGCCAGTTGATTCCGGCCAACTGGGTAACTGGTAGCGACAAGGCTTACCAGGTCGAAGACGAAGACTTCGCCGCCTCGCTCCTCGAGTTCGAGTTGTTGACCTCAGAGAATGCTGAAGATAAAAAGCCCCTTTAGGCATTAGAGAGAGGCCCAAATGGAGGACTTCCCCCATTTGCGGCGTCCACATGTCACTCCAAGGCTGACCAAGCGTCGGCGCGACTTAGACGCTGCAGCAAAAACCTTCCGTGAGCAGCAACGCCTTCTGGTCAAGTCCCCTGCCCTCAATGTCGATATTGCCGTAAAGGCACTCGGCAAAGAACTCGGAGGGAACGGAGGCGCTCCCGGAAAGCGTCAACAGGGCAGCGGTGTCCCTGACGAGAATCCATTACCTCGTTTCGCACCGAACGCCACGCGCAAGCCCGGTCAGGCCCTAAAACTGCACGTCACTGCCCGTGACCTTAAAGAGGGTGGAACTGAACCCAACTTCGGTTGGGTCGATGTACCCAAACCACCGACTCCGGAAGAGCGTGCGGCCCAGAAGGCCGACCAACTCAAGAGGCTTCGAACCCGGCCACAGATTCGTGTCAGAAAGTTTGACGTTAACCCCAGAACCGGACAGCGGGCGGAGGGTAACGGGTCTCCTGTAGAAGTCAAGTCACTCGGGCCATCGCTTATCCAGAGTACACCCGGAGGCGATATTGGTGGTCGGGCTGCATCTGCCCTAGGGCTGATCGTCGACCAACTCGGCAAATTGCGCTGCCCGCCCGGCACGCCCAACGCCAACCAGTTCACTGATGCCACCGGTTCGAACTGTTTCGGACCTATCGCCATCGTCCGTGGTGCGATTGAGATTATGAGCGGAGCGTTCAGACGTCTTTCTCAGGCCACTGACGGGCTACGGACGGCGCAGGGAACCCGGTTTGTGGACGCCACACCTGACGAGCAGCGTCAACTCCAGCGGCTGGCCCGCGCACGAGGGCAGGTTCTTGGCACCCCCATGGACCTCGAAGCGGCTGATGTCAGGATGCATGAGGCCATCGACGGATTGCTCGACGGACTCAACGTCTTCGGTGATCTCGGTGACGAACTAACAAAAGATCCAACTATTGATATCGATCATATTGCATTACAGAACGCCGAGTTGATTCATGGGGCCATGAAGAAATGCGAAGAAATGGGTATCAGATTTGAACTCCTTTCAGACATCTGGCATAAACGATACCCATGGGACGAAGATAAGGGGACCTATTGGAATCTCATGGAGCAACGGAAAATGCTTCTCGCGAGTCTCGAGGAGTTCATAGATGACAAGTTCATTCCAGGTAGTCCGGAATACGCAGAAAAACTGGAGGAATTGGAACAGAGGTATCACGACTCAATCGGCGGTTGGATCGAGTCGATCCTCCACGAGATAGCCGAAGATCAAGACGCCTTCCAAGCCCTATCGAAGGGACGCTTGGGAGTACTTGACCGCGGTGACGAAGGCTTTAAGGGTACCGGGGGGTTTACCTACACGGACAAGTCACTCGATCCGACGACTGGTCAAAGAGTTTCGTCGGATATCAACATCTTTCAGTTGGTTGCACAACCGTATGCCGCAACTCAAGAACTTGTCGAAGGCGACAAAATCACCATGGTCGATGCTGAACCGATGGTGGTGCTCCCCGAAGGGGGAATGATATCCGAGTCCATCATCATGGAGGAGATCGCACAATTTCTTAGGGGGCAGACAGAAATACAGCCATATCTCGAACAATTTATCGAATACTACGGACAAGACATGGCTGAAGCCATGCACGGATCTGTTCGAGCACGGGCACGACAGATCGGCTACCACGAGGTTGGTGCCCACGTCAGGCAGTACAGCCTTGTAAACGCGAAGATCTTCGATGCCTACGAAAAAAGTGGCCCGGAAGGATCGCGCTCCGTCTTTATCCCCGGGATCGGCACAATAACTGACCCCCCACACGAATGGAATAACGCCCTGTGGGCACAAGCGAGCCATGCGGTCCTGTTCAACAGCACGGCGCTGCGCGGCTCAGACATCAAGTTCCCACCAGACGTTCACGCCGTAGAAGGAAGCATGCTCCACGTCCTGGCGGGCAAATATTACCAAGATCATATGTGGGATTGGTGGGGCAGTCAGCAAGCCGGTTGGGACCCGACCCAATATGGGGCGTCAGATGCTGACGTCCATTCCCAACTACTCGTCCTAGAAGCCCTAGCAGAACTCCACTCCCTACGACGGATGGGAATCGTCGGAGGCAAGGAAATCGACGACCTTCTCGAAACCCAGGACATACGACTCAGTCCCGACCCTCCAGACGCACCGGAAGTCTTCACCCCGGACCTAGACCTCGACCTGCCCAACCCAGACCCTCCAGACCTAGACCCCGGCGCCCCAGACGTTGACCCAGACCTAGCGGAAGCCGGCTCATGGGACCGTCTCAACTCGTTGGTTTCATACATGCACCAGCAGGGTCGGGGTCCGCGTTCCATGCCGCTCGAACTGCGCAGCCGCGTCAACGAAGAGTTTGGATACCCAGACCATTCGCCAACCTGGCTGGAACCTGACGTTCTGGAAGAACGGCTGGGCGTCTTCACGGATGAATTTGAGCGCCTCGCAACCAAGTTCGACGGTGCTGACGGACTCACCAAGGACGAACAGGCACGCCTCTTCATGGCTGCGAGGGGGGTCGAGATGATCCTCAACGCCAATGCTCGCCGTGTTCAGGACAGCGACACACAGAAGGCAGCCAACCTCGCAGCGGGAAAACCCGTCGAACCAATGAAAATTGTCCCAAGCAACCTGCCTAAATACAAGATGGACGAGTTGGAAGCAGCGGATGAGATTTACGACATTTATGAAGTGGCAGACATCCGTAGCACTCTCGACGATCTTTACCCGAAGTTGGGTTCCAGCGACTCAGTTAGCAGTCGTGACGCCTCGCCACTCTTCGGGTATCACGCCAGCGTGTCCGAAGCCTCCACGGCAACAAGCGCTTCCACTCACAGGGCATCCGTTGAGACCGGCCTATCAACCGAACAAACCGAGGCCATTCGAGCGCTCAGTCAGCGGGACCTGGCACGAAGCGCCATGGAACACGTCAACACCGTTTCAATGGACGAGAACATCACACGAGCCGCAGCAGCGCGCCGCCTCGGTAGTGATGCATCTATGGAAACCGGGCGTGTGGATGTAGGCCAACCGACTCCATGGGTGGATCAGGACATCGAACAACGTCTGGTTCCAGCGCTGGAAGCCATGGACGACAATCCATTGACTGATCGAGTCACGGTACGAATGGGAATGGAACTCGATCCCGATTCGATCACTGTTGGACAGGAAGTCACACACACCGGCTTCATGCAGGGATCAGTTGTGAGCGAAGAGGGCGAGAGTATGGCCAGCATGCTGCCCTCCACTGGAGCCGCCACTGTCAGAATCGAGGTCCCCGCAGAGAGTCGCGGCATGCATGTCGACGACCATGACGGCTCGGACAGGGGGCTCCTGCTGCCTCCCGGCAAACTTGTCGTCGAAGGCATAGACGATGACGGGACAATCGTCATGTCCCTTGGGGAACAGAAAACCGCAGAACAGGTGCTGGTGGATATTGAGAGTTCCGTTATCAACCTTCCGGGTACGGCTGACTCTGATGTAAGGCGGGAACGCGCTCGGGTGTTGGCCACGGTTCAGGGGAGTCAGGACCGGCTCAGGCTCAAGGCACGGAATGATGAGATCAGGCCAACAGATCTCGCACCTCCGGCGATAGAAGAGATGACCAACCAGGAGATGCTGGATGAATTCAACGATCTCAGGCAGAGGTGGGGCGTAGAAATTGCCGTACCGGGTGCGGGCGAATCTGTGATGTCGGTGGACGACGAAATGCGAATGGACCGTCTCCGTGAAGCCTTGGATGCTGCTGGGGTGGACCTTTCGATCAGGGCTCAGGAGGCGAGGAGTCCAGGCGGTGTGCGTTCTTCGAAGGGTGTTTTGGGGGTGAGTCTTACTCCCGAGCAGATCGCTGACCACGAGATACTCGATGACTTGGAAAAGAATCTGGAGAGGCTGGAACTGGAACTGGGTGCAGAAGGTCGCGTTGATCCCGATTCGTTGTTGGGACGATTGCTCGCAAGGTTTGGTGGCGATAAGGAGTTACGACAGCGCAGGCAGAGGCACATAGAGAGCATTGATGCCATCCAGGAAGCGTTGGCTGATGGCAGGTTTGTTGAGAGCCTAGAAGTTTACAACGCACTCACCGACGAACAAAGATTGGAGTTCTTCCACGGGAAGCCTCTTGTTGTTACTGCTGACCAGACGGAACTTGCAATGAGGATGATTCTGGATAATTACCGTCTCAGTCCTGGCGAATCTGATTCCAAGAAACTTATGAATGTCAAAATCGTTCCGACTGATTCGATTACCGGCGAAGAGGTCGCCTCACTGCTGCATAAGGAATTCGCTGAGGCATTGGAAAATGGAGTACCTGTCGCAGAGGCACTGGATAAGGGCGATGACATTGAGGTAGCGCGCTTAATCGCAGAGTTGGAGGCTAGCAATACCCCATTCTTGCTCGGCAAAGAACATTACGATTTGTGCAAGGTTTCCGTAGCAGGATCAAACATGTTCTGCTATGACCAACAGGGCATACTACGAAACAGCATGCCTCAGTTCTCTGGTCCTATCTGGGACTTCGACACAAGAGAACACCAGCAACTGTACGACGATGCTCTAGCCAAACTCGCCAACGTTGCCGGCCACACCGACCCCTCTACGGACGAGTACGAAGACTGGTTCAAGTCTGTGGAGGGTTGGGCTGCTAGGCGAGCGGCCCACAAAGAGGTGGCGGACGCAGGGGGTACAGCGACAAAGGCCGCAAAACTCTGGCACGACCAATTCGACGAGAAGGCAAGACAACTCCGGGAGAAGGGTGGACTGTCCGAAGAAGAGATCCTTCAAGAGGCAGCGGACGCAACCCAGTTTGGAGCAGATTCCACTCGCGAGTTGATCGATCAACTGAGGGCAAGCGGAGTTCTGGTTGAGGGCGGATTCGGCAAAGCAGATTTGCGGCCCGGCGACGAGATGGCCACTGGCGAAGAGAGCCCGATCATGAGGGCTTTGCTACACCTGAAGGCCAGCCAGACCGAACTGATCGGGCCCAAGGTAATGAAGGAAGCCATGAAGGCCGTCATAAAAAACCCCGATGGAACATACAAGAAGAACCCAAAGCATTGGCTCTTCAAGGGACACGAGGGTTCCTCGGATCCAATTTTGGTTACTGCTGATGGGTTCATTCTTGACGGTCACCACCGCTGGGCGATGCTCGTAGCGGTCGCCAGCCTCACAGGAGACGAAGACGAAATTTTGGGCCACAAGAACGTGGTTGTCGTCCACCTGCCCGTCAACGAAGCCTTGGCCTACGGGGTGGCCTTTGCCGACGAGATGGGCATGCAGCGGGCACCGGCCGGCCCGGACGAGGCTGCTCCACATCCCACAGAACTGAAGCACGACGTGCCGACGGCGTGGGCAGAACAAAAGGCTCTCACCGGCGCGGGCAAAACAGCCACACCAAGCAAGGAGCCTGGAGGTGCCATACGGGATGCGGCAACTCCGGTCTCGGAGGTCTCCTACGAAAATCTCGCTGGAGAGCGTGGGAATATCATCCATCGCTGGCGACAGGGAGAACGTTTGCCAGACGACGTGGAAAGCCTGGAAGAGATCGCCAAAGAAATGGAGAGGCGTGCTGATGGCCGGGGACTAACCCGCGGGTTGCGATCCTCCACTGGCACCCGTGGGCAAGGTGGACGCCAAAGAGAAAGCCGTATCGGCAAACTTGAACATGAACTCACCGGACACAACCGTCGAGTGGTTGACAAAATACGTTCCATTGACGATGCGCGACTTCGAGGAGATGACGCCGAAGCAGACCGCTTGACGGGCGAGTTCGACACGGTTCTGAGCGAAGAAGTCCCTTTGCGGGACGAATTGCACACGCTCGTATCGCAACGGCCACAAGCCCTTGATGGAAGCGGTCGACCCGAAGTCCAAGCGGAAAATGCCAGAGCGGCAAATCGGAAACCGGGGTGGGACCATGCTCCGGGTGGTGACCGCTGGCGTCATGTAGACCAAGGCAAATACGTCGATGAACGACCGAGCGCTACGACCCGGACGAGGGACGCGCGTCGTGCAACCGCTACGCCCATCCCGGCATCCAAGATGAGCCCGCAGCGCCGGCGCGAGCGGGAGAAGGAACTTCAAGAGGCGGTAGGCCAATATCAATCTCGCCTACAGGCAAAAATGCGTGCCATTGAAACAACCAATGACCCGGATGAGCACCTAGACCTACAAGATGAGTTCAACAGACTTTCCGCAGAGGAACGCCCCCTCAGACAAGAGTTGAGGCAACTCCAGAAAGCCGGACTTCGCACGTCCCATCGCAGCAGCGACAAGGCCATAGCAACCCGAATGGAAAAGAAGAACAAGAAACTGGCCGAGCGCGCAAAGCGCAGGGGCATAACCCCCTTCGAGCAAACCGACGAGCACATCGCCAACATACGGTCCCGCGCCACCTACAACGCCGCTGGAAGCGCTAATAACATCGAAGGGAAACTCTTCGAGCCGGGAGGCGTTAAACCATTCGGGTGGCGGTTGGCCTCCAAGGAAGAACACATCGCGGACGCCCGCACCCAACTCGGCAGAACGGTAACCAGCCTCCGCGAGGCCACCGAAGGGAGCGGAGGCATTCCGGGTACCGGGTTCGAAGGGGAGAATGAAGTACCGATGACACCTGAAGTGATCGACTTCATCCGCAATAGCACTGACGCAGAAGTTGCGACAGCGGTCGAAAAGGCCATTCAGGAATACGCGGCAGGATTCGATAGAAGGGTCCGCGTTGCCGTTGAAATGGACGAACTGTCCGACATACTCGAATCGGGACGCTACAAGACCACTCACGAAGCCCGGTCGGAACACTCAACGCCCAGCACTCGCAGGACAGTCGAAATGCAATGGGGGTATGGTCCAGACACCCCGGCCGAAGAACGACCTGCCAGCGGCTTCTTAAATCATCAAGTCCATGATCAGATCAGGCAGGCTTACATTGAAGATGTGCCCAGTCGTCTCCCATTTCAGAATCGCGACCATACTCTCCTGGCGGATAGCGACCAGATCCGTCCTTCCGGTGTGGCAACTAGGCCTGAAATTTATGGGGAATTAGAAGTAGTTCTCAGGACTGACGTATCACATCGATCAGCGATGCTCCACGGGGACAGCGCAAGGGGATCCAGGCGTCCTGCCAAAATGAACACAACAGACCCCGGCGAACTACTGGCCTCAACGCTTGACGGCGACCCGGACGCCTATGGCAATAACCAGGAACCGGGACGAGTGGCCGAACTTCTGCATGGCTCCCTGACAGGTGAATGGGAGGGAGTGGGTCCCAACGCCGGGCCTCGTTTCACCGCCAACGATACTTCTGTTGCAGTTTCAGCCCGAGCCCATAACACCAGTTACGTTGAGGCCGTCGTGCACGGAGCGTTCGATCTAGACGACATCGATCACGTCAGGGTTCCACTGCATACCCTTAACAAGGAGGCCAACAGTATTTCCTTGTCAAGGGAGGATCTTGGACTAGATCATCCTGAGGTGCTGGCCTCGCTGCGTTCACAGGGTCTAGATGACAATGATATTGAGCGACTTGCTGAGGAACTATTAAAGCCAGCAAAGATCAATAGCGACACCCCAGCGGGTCCTCATGGTTTATTCTGGACTAGTCGACTCAGGCAGGTCAAAGCCGCACAGGCCAAGCAAACAGAACTAAATGATCGCGGAGTAGATGCAGTCTTTCCGAACGAAGACGCTGTTGACATTCTTGACGCAAAGACATATCGATCGCTCCCCATAGAGGGTCTAGAAGCAGGCGCTGCTATTGAAATGATTCAACAATTGGTCAGGATGCAGGTTACGAAACGCGGAGCGAAAATTGCACAGAAACTTCGGCCCACGCAATCTCGACTCGCGGCTCCTAAAGAAATGTCGGTAGTGTAATGAGAGCAATCCACGTCGCAAATGTTCCTAACGCCAGGGTGTATTACATCTTGGACGGCGATGAGGACGGCCATGATGGAGCAGTAGTTCTGCCCAACAAGGACCCGATGTTTATCAACTTCTGGTCGTTTGCGGATCGTAAAAAGACATTAAAGCCGATTACGAATACGTCATTCCATAAGTTCTTTTGGGATGGACATAAGGGCGATGAGGCTGATCGCTGGAACAACATGTTTTTCGAACGGCTCATCAAGCCTGATACGGAAATGCTTTCCAGCGTTCCCATTGTAACCAAGTTCCCGAACGTCAAAAAGGAACGCAACAATGCACGCGGCAATCATGCTTCCGAATTCAAATCTCTAACTGGTTCGGGTCAGCACGAGAAGGCTTTGGGTCGTCGCAGGCGCGGTGGTCTTGGTCGCGGTATCGGACGCGTTGCTCGCGGGGTGTCCTCGGTCTTCGATCCCAAAGCATGGGACGGAGACGGCGATGGCATTGTTCAGGAGGGAACCCCCTACGAACGCCCTGCCATCCCGGGAGTCAATACGAATCTCCCAGGGATGCCACACACGCCAACAAAGCCGGCCGACTTTCCGGACGATACTCGGGATCCGATCCTTGAAGCAAAACCCGATGTGAGTCGCATGCGACGATTCAGGCCGGAGGGTGCTGTCGGGGAACATCAAAATCTTACCCCGATGCCTAGCCGCCGTGCCGAACGTATGGCGAGACGTACCGAGTTTTCGCCGCGGAGGGAGGGATTGCGTTCGGGAACAGATCCACACGGACCCCAGGGGACTGGCAGCGACGGAGATCCAAGGGGTGGAACCTACCCGCCACCCAAACCGTTCGACGTATGGAGACTTAATAAGGATACCAAGATACTGATACGGGTTATCGACGAACGGATAGCCCGCGCGAGAGGGCCTAAGCATTACGAAAAATGGCAAGAACGGGTCCGTGACCGAGTTGACAAGGAACTCAATGCCGGTCAGCCCATTGAAACCATCGCTGATGCAAAGAGGGTTATGGGGGCGGTCAATCCCTCATTCCTGCCAGGCCCCAACGGCGAATCACCTAGATCCGAGGCCAGTTTTCTAGGTGGCAGGGAACTCATAGAGCGCTTTCCGCACGGTACCGGCGTATACAAACTGGGGAAGGTCAAGTTCCGTGATGACGACGACGTGTTTGACGTCCACGACCGCAACATGATGTACGCATGGCTGGCCAATTCCATACAAACCGGTCGATACGACCTAGTCAACTGGGCTCTGGTTTCTAAAACTGAACACGATCGTCGGGCCGACCACGGAGTCAGGGGTTACGACGGCACTTCCGCTTTGGGGCAGGTTGCATACGAAGCCGCCACGGATGATGCCTGGCGACTTGACGAACGTGATCGGGCAACAACGGAGGAGTTGGCCGAACTCATGGGCGACGAAGATGCTCCGATATTCGCAGCCGGCACGGTGTCACAGGAGATCCTCCAGGAATCCCTCGGATGGCTCGAGCCGTCTGGCAGCGGGTACGTTCTCAACGTAGGTGGCGGCGGGCAGGAGGCCCGGGACAAACCAAACCTAAAAGTTATGTACTCGTCCGAGCCAGAAATTGTTACCGAGTTCATGCCAGACCAGTCCTTGCTCGATCCAGAATTCCGCAAAGCCCAACGACTTAGCCTGCTACAAGAGAGTACCGACGGGAGAACTGATTCCTCCGGCAACCCAGTAATGGTTAAGGCTTATGGAACCGAGCATTCGATGATCCCCAAACTCATCCTGACCAAGACGGACAACGTTGCAATAACGCAACTGGCAGCAACAATGAAAACTCTTGAAGACGACCTCAACCGTACTCAGGAGGAAATTGACACAAAAGGTACAGATGGAGCAATAGCCCCCGGTCACGGCGGCAGGTACACCAAGAGATTCATGCGAGTCTACGATCAGGCCCGAGCCATCTTTCATGACTCCGTCAACCAGCATGAACTCGGACACGCCAATCACTGGTTGGCAATGATCGAAGACGTAGGAAAGCGATCGGGAGCGCTTGTCGGTAGAAAATTGAACTTTAAAAAACTGTCAGATTACATGGCAACCAAACGACACGCGGCGATGACGGGTAGAGAGAAACGAAGAGTGTTGGAGTTTGCGGCCATCCACGCCATGCACCGGGGTGGAATGGCATTCGATGCGGACATGTTCAGCGCACATAGGCAGGTAGGTAATCTCGTCCTCAGGCACCTGGCAGTTGGAAGTCAGTTAGAAGGAAACCACCCCGACGTTATTGCCGCCACCCAGGCATTCAACGACCATATGGACAGATACACGGAAGCCCTTGGCCAACCGATTCTGGATCACAACGGAGCAGAGATCAGGCGCACTCCTGAAATCGCTAAACTGCTCAAGCAGGCCAAAGAAGCGGTGCAGGCTAAAGGGGGGCTGATCACTTTCCAATACGATCCTGTCGATACAGGGCCCTTGACTAGGGGTGATCTGCACTTCCTGTTCGGTCCGTCATCCTTGCTTCTCAACCAGATCCAGGATCCGTTCGGCAATGTGCAAATGCAAGCCATATATACGAGTCCGTTAGTATTTTTGAGCGAGAAAGATAACAAGAGAGGGCAGCCATTCACCCATGAACCCTGGGGCAACCTTGGTTCGATCATGGACTCCGAACTGATCGAGAATCGCCTACCGAACGGGGAGGGGTTCGTACCGGTTCCAGGCGTTGATGTAGGGGATAAGGTGCGAGTTGATTCGGTTTCCATGCAGGCCATAGAGCGGATGTACGAATCGGGAATGTTCGGCTACGACGACGGCCGTGGCATCAAAATAGACAAGGTTGGGCCGGACACTATCCAGCGCTTGTACCTAGCCAGAGGTCGAGTCGCCGGGTTGTTAGCCAATCCGAACAGAGATGCGTCAACCGCGACTGATGCTGAAGATACATTGGACCTTGACCCGAAGAAATCGATTGAATTGCCCTCTCAGGGTGATCTGCCTGCAGAGGATCTCTTGCGAGTCTTCCTTCCCTCAGAGGTAAAAAGATCCTTGTCGGATCGTGAAGTTGATGATCTCTCAAAAAAACAGGTCGAAGGAGCAGTAGACCGTAGCAAGGGTGTCGGAGCAAACTCCCTGACAGATATCCTAAAAGCCAGGCAGTTGCTTGCTACCGGAGCAAGCCCGCAACTTAATACGACCGAAGCAAACACTCTTCTCCGAGAGTCAGGGCCACCCCATGAACAGGTCGATTACCCGCTTAATGTCAGGTTACCCAACCGCCGTGGTGGTTTTGTCCTGCTCGGTTCCGGAGACTCTGTCCTGGGTCCCGATAACCCAAGCACCGGTCAACCATGGGCGGCCGGAGATGAATTGCATCGAATGGTCGTAGGTGACATCGCGAAAGGGAGAGAGGTTATGGCGCAAGGTGACCTCTCCAATGCATTCGAATCTCACGCCCTCTTGACGGGACACTACGACGATCTCGACGACGGTGAAAAAGACGCACTCGTAGAGATCGTCGCCGGGTTCGGTGGTACTCGGTACTCGCCATATATGGGCAAGCGGTACGGTGCCCCCAGCGCCCAGGTTTATGCGGTAGACGCGACACGCCAGGAGATTATGTCTGAACTCACTGCGCTGGCATTCGCCGGAGAAGAGATTATGATCGAAGTAGAAAAGATTGACGACAAAGGGAAGTTGGTCAAGGAGTTTGTCGAATTGAGTCCGGCTCAAAAAGCCATCATCGAGAAACTGATGAAGTGGATGAAGCCAAAAGCACAATGGGGGCCGACGGATGCCTAAACCTAAAGATCGACACTGGCAAGCACGGAAAGAACGGCTCTTCCCTGATGGGAGGATTCAAATTTCTCCATACGACAGTTTGGACCAATTCATTGGCCGCCTGCGAGAACTCGAAGACGGAATGGATCCACATGCTCCACGCCGCTCCCATCCCGCAGAAGAAATATTTGTCAAGATGTCGAACGGTGACTGGAGAGACGAGCGGGATCTAGCACTGTGGCACCATTGGAGCACGAACGCGTTTTTCCTCGATCCAGACGGCGACGTTCCTGAAAAAATGCCAGTCACTCCTCAGTTAGGAAAAATCTTACCTCTTTCAGAATGGTCGTCAATGTTTGCTGATGCGCTCCTGAGCAACAAGAAGAGAAGGGAGGCCAAGAGTGACGACAAATAGCGACTACCGGAGCAAGGGCGTCCAAGACATTATTCTGGATCTCCCCCAGGAACGTCTTACCTCCATTACCCGTGGTCGTGGTCCTCGTCGTGGAAATCTCGAACGGCTGCTTCGCTACTGGCGGCCCATCATGAGAAAGGGTGGTGGGTTCCGACGTTGTCGTGTGATCCTCGCCAACCATCCGGAGTTATACCCATTAGAAAGAATCTGCGCTTGGCTTCATCACGAAACCACCGGACTCTGGCCCAACGAGGGTTGCCACCACCCGGGGATGAAGAACTGCAAGGGGAAACTTAAGAAAAGGGGTTGGTCCGATAAGGAATGGTCTCGCCGAATGGCTCGACGATTCAAAAAAAGGGCGAAGAAGGGAAAGAAGGACCTTCTCGGATATAACATGGAAGAGGATTTCTTCTTCGGAGACTACATGGAGGTGAAGGATTCCCTAGGTGAGAACAACTATAATCCAGTAGTAACCCGTGAGGATTTCAAACACGCCACGGATGTCCTGAGGGACTTCGTGGACATGGAACCAGAATTCGCTACCTACCTTCGAGATTACGATAGTTGGGAACTCGTGGGCGATGACGGTTTCGGAAATTCACTAAAGGTAGATTTCAACCCCAGCGATTGCGGGTGTGACTAATGGAGTCTAGTTACTTCTACACTAAAAATGTTTCCTGTTGTGGTGACGAGCCCGCAGAGATTCTAATTTCTGTTAAACGTGTCATCTCTGTTGATTTATCCGATACTCGCCCCAATGGATTTATCCATGGTGCGCGGGCAACCCAAGATGCAATAATCAACTACAAGGCGTTGTCTCGCCGAAACGGGAACACCAAACAGTACAGCATTAAACGGGTTGGGCTCGTAGGTTCTCGCAGCGGACTTGGACAGGCTGCTCAAGCAATCGGATCATTCGTTACTCCCGGCAATGTCAGCAGGGTCCGGAGTCCAGTCAGATCACGCCTCTACTCGGCCCTCACCCCGGGTATGCCTGGGATGGGTCGAGGAATCAGGGGCAGGGAACGCACCCACCGATGTCCGGAGGGTTACCAGTACGGCGGTCGCTTTACCGACAGCGCATGGTCCACTTGCGGCATGATGCTGTTCGGTATTCCGGGTCCGCTCGGGGCGACTATCGCCGCGCTCCGACGCGCAGCGCGAGGGGCAACAGCCTCCATGGAGGGAACTCCCATCACGGCAGGTGCGAGCGGAGACCCAGTTATCCAATCGCGTAAACCCCAAGCCCAAATCCCCAAGGTCGGTCCACCTAATCCAAATCTTCAGGCACAGGCAATAGACAAACTCATTGCCGAGATGGGACAACCAAACATTGCTGCGCACCGAATGATTCGCCGGGATGGCTTCCATCTCGAACCGGTCGTCACGCCATCGGTACTCCGAACCATTCCTGACAACAGGGACATGGAGGGAGCCACCTACCTGATGACGATGCCCGACGAGGGTATGGGCAAACAGGAACTCGGTCTCCTGTCAAATACCGGCGTTACAAAACTTACCTACGTCCGACCTGATGGTACGAGTGTTTCCCTAGCCAAAGTTCGAGAACTCACCGTCGGAGAACGACGCAAACTTGGGCGCACTGTCAACGCTGCGATGAAGTTAGACGACAGCAACGACCCACTTGCCCGTCTCAAGCACGTTTCAAACGAAACCGGCGACGGTATCAGCATTATTGAAAAGGGCACCAGCAAGGTCACCAAGGCGCCGCCCAAGGCAACACCGGAAGCGCCGGGTTCCGAAAGCGGCCTCATCGGCAGCATCGAAGAGGCCGCTCAGCATCTCTCAGCCGGCGGTCCGCTCTCCGAAATCGCACCGTCGATTCTCCAACAGGCCCTCAAGAGGCGCACTGAACTAACAGTTAGTAGGAATCGAATCACCACACCAGACAAGACGGTCTACACTATTAGGAGTCCCAAAAAGCCCTACGAACATCTCAATGCCTCCCTCGCGGCACGAATACAAAAACACTTAGGACTTGATTCGCCCGACGTTGCTTTTGTTGGAAAAGGTTCCCGCAGACAACATCTAGTACAGGATGCCGCATCAATTATTCCAGGTGCTCAAATAGATCGCAAAAAGGGCATTGCAGACTTTGAACCCAATGAGGTTGCATCGATGCTTGTTTCTGATGCTTTGACAGATGTGTGGAACCGACCAGCATCATCGATTGCATCGCTGGCCGAAGATGACACAACTAAGCCAATAGCAATAGACAGCCCCTCAGAACTCGTTGACTTAGATAAACTTAAGATCAACGAGAGAACGCGCATGCGTGTCGAAGAAATGCGCTCCCTGATGGACGAGGGCATTTACGGACGATACTTCCGTGAATTGCGCGCAGCGCAGAGACAACTATTTCAGCAGCACCTAACCCGAATGATCGCAAGGGCAGAGCGATTCAACATTCGAGGATACCGAGACTCCGTCGCTAACGATGGTGAACTGAACGCGGGAGAACTAGCACACTTGGATATTCAAGTCACACTCTTTGATTCGCGTCTAAGCAATCTAAAACAAAGTCTTAACGCTGTCATGACTCGTCTCGGAGGGACTTCGTGAAACATTACGCCGTCCTAACCGACACCATTCGTGAAGAACAATTCGGATTTGTTATCAAGAATGGCGCTTACAACATCTGTTATGGACTTCATTCTGCTGGACAAGAGTGGGCCGAACTCTATAACTCTGGCGAATCCAAGTCTCTAGAAGAACACCTGCCCTCAGACGTAATCGTCAGTCAATTCGGTCCACTTTCAGATTCTACAAAAATCTTTCTCGACGGAGCGGTCGACGGTACATCTCGAGACATCCCGATGCCTTCGTCCATGCGTCGTACTGACAGTCAATGGATAAGGAACGAGTCCAGGGGGCCACAACTAAAAGATCGACGACTAGATCGACTTAGCGGTGTCACACGACAGATCGCCGTTGACTACAAGGCCTGCGCATTCATCACGGACGCTAGGCGATCAAGCGTTCTACTCAAAACACGACTCCTGAACGCAGGATTCAACCGCAGTTTCACCGGATTTCGCAGTCGAGGCACCGACGAATACACCTACACAGAGGCTGCCGGAGGCACCAGTGCAATGCGCCGCGCCGCCAAGGAACTCCAGAGGGCAAAGACTGACGTCCTCGTATCCCGTCAGCCCTTCTACAACTCAACGGAAGTTAAAGTTCTTGGTGCCCGAATAGGCGGAGGGGGCGCCCGGGCTGCCAGACGGTTGGCCCGTGGGGCTGAAATGTTCGACCCGGATGCCGTCGACGCCGACATGGACATGTTGGTTCAGGAGGGCACTCCATTCGAGCGCCCGAAAACGCCAGGAATGCCAGGGAAGCCCCATTTCATTCAGGGGCGACGCAAGCCAGGCCTGCGTTCTGACAGGGACGGGGAGAGTCCTCGAGCCCGTGCAGAGCGTCGGTCGCGAGGCGAGTTCGACGAAGTAACCCGTGTGGGCGAACCTCACATGACCCCACACCATGAGCCGGATGGGTCGGAGTGGGAATTCCGTGCAACTGACCCCGCCAAGCCCAAGAAGGGTGGACGCTGGGTTGAAATGACTGACCCCAGTCGGCGACGGGAAGTGGCTGATCGTGCAAGAACTAGGCGTCTGGCGGAAGGCGAGGCCGGTGCTTTCGGGGGCCATGACCGCCGTTCCCAACGCGTGGGAATGCGCTCCTCCCGGAACGATCCATATGCTCCAGAAAACGACCCGCCTCCTTCGGTCATGCGATCGGACGGAACTACTGAAGTCGATCCCGAGTGGCTTGCACGTCATCCAGAAGGCGTTGCCGGCTGGATGCAGGCAAATGGTCTTGGCGGCGAACGCAACGAACGGGACGACAATCTTGATGTGTTCGACGACATTCTGCGTGACATGGATAACGCCATCAGGGACAGTGATACCAACAAACTCGATGAGGTCGGAGAAGAACTAAACGCCCTTGGGAAGATCTATTCCAGCAAGTTCGGATTCAGTGATGGCATCAACCCGGATTGGGACATTCGTGATCCTGATGACCGGAGGGACTGGCACGAATCAGAGATGGGGCCCGGTCATGATGCTGTCGGCAAAATCTCAACAGACAACGTCAACGTTGAAATCGTTTCCGAAGCAGATGTTATGGGTGAAGGTGAAGGCTTCATGGTGTCCGGTTACTACCGCGACATCGACGGCACGTTCGGCAATAGGGCCGAATGGCTGTATGACTTAGATGTATTTGATACACCCGAAGAAGCAGCCGCATGGGTCGACTCTCTTGACGAGTCCATAGATAACGATGTCGGTTACGACGACTGGACTCCACCCGGCAAGGGGGA